CGCGGTGAAATTTTGGGGGTGTCGGCGTCGTTGGCCGCGCGCACCAGTCACGCGGTGGGCGTGAAAGCCGTTACTGCGGGGGCGCGGCCAACGACGTGTTGAGTGTGCCATGTTCACCATTCGGGATCGGTGTAAGTGATCGCGATGGGTCCTTGTTTCATTCGTGCGCGTTGTTGTCCTCTCATCTTGTTGCCCTTGATCGCTCCTGCTCTTCTGTTGCAGTGGACGTGTTCGGGTCCGCGGTAGATGGTGTCGTCGTCGTCGTCGTGGCCGAGGTCCCAGGGTTGTCCGGCGCGGATGAGCCGACGGCAGCGCCAGCAGGTGACACCGCCTGTGGCGACGAGTGGCGCGACGCTGGCTCGGGTGGCCTTGTGGCTGGCGCCGTAGCCGCGTTGCCCGCTGTTGCCTGGTCTAGGCATGCTGAAGCCCCGACGCTTGGGACCGGGGGGCCTGGTCGCGTCGGGGCTTCGCCCACACCTGCGGACCGTTAGCCGGTGAGTGCGCGGGTGGTGGGTTCATGCTCACATGGTCGCTGTTGGGGGGCAAGGAACGCTAGAAGTGGTGGAGGGTTGTAGCCTCCACCACTTCACTTTCTGGGTGTTACGTCTTAGGTGCTGTCGAACCGGGAGACGGGCGGAACGAGCCGGGAACGATTGATAGGCCTGCATGGGGCGCGGCTGGCCCACCTCTGCCATAAGTGACCTTCTCCCAACCAGCTCCATTGCGATCGTCCAGATAGAGATGGGGGGTAGCTGGCCCTCCCTCGGCCATCTGACCTCGTACCTGAACAACAGCGATCCGCCGGCCGATCAGATCCCTAGCCCAGTACTTCGGGAACTCCGGAGCATCAGCAACAACAGCCGTGCCCCGGAGGCACGGCGTCTCCTGGAAGTTCCAATAGGTCTTCATGTCGTTCCCCGTTCCCCGTTCCCATGTGAGGGCCGCCTTGTCGATGATCGGCAAGGGGACGTCGCAGAAGCAGATGCCTTCTATTCCGTACTCCCGGACGCTGGTTGGTGTGATCGCGCACCGGCGTAACCCGCACCGAGCGCACATCATGGCTCGATGCGGATTGCGGTACTTGCGTTGGGGTCCTGGATGTCGAGTTTCGCGAGCTCAGTCGCATCGAATTCACCGGCCTTGACGCCTTGGATGAATGCGTCCCATTCTTCCTTGTTGAATATGAGCATTATTGATGTTTCCTCGGTGGTGTCTTTTACGTAGAACATTCCGCGGAAGTGTTCTACGTAAACGCATCCGTTGTCGCCACTGTATGAGCTCTTCTTAAGCATGGCAGGGCTTATTCCATTTCGAGTTCATAGGTGATGCCTTTCCGGTTCTTCGGGAAGTCATCTGTTCCGGTAACGGAGGTGGTGACGGTTTGGTCGCTGTTGATGGTTTCGATGATCCCATCGGCTGTGGCGATCACGGTGTCGCCTCTGAGCGCAACGATTTTGATGGACACGTATTCGATATCTTCGGTGGCGAGGTTTTTCACGCGGAGGTCAACGTCCATCCACCCGAACACGTTACGGATCGGCTTGAATGATTTGACCTGGAGGAATTCGGCGTAGTCACCGGACACGGTGACCCCTTTAGGGGCCTTCGGGATGAGGGCTTCAGCGTCGGCTACCGCGTCGGCGTAGGCGTCTGCGGCGGCTTTCTCTGCGGCCTTCGCGTCCTGGGTGGGCGCCGGGTTCTGGGTGGCGGTGGAGGCCGGGGCGCCGTATGTGCCGTTGACGACAGGTGGAGTCGGTCCGGCCGGTTCGAGCAGTGCTGACACGGTGACCAGGACAACGAGTGCGCAGAAGATCCAGACGATGACATGGAGGGCCTTGCGGCGTGGCTTACGGGGCGGTGCTGGAGGGGTCGGGTCGGCGAAGGTGACGTAGGGGGTGTTCTTCTCGAACATGCTGGACATGATGTCTCCCTGGGTTCCTGGTGGTCGTGCTGGTTGTCGTGCTGGGAGCGGGACTCGAACCCGCACCTTCATCCGCGTCTCGGCGGTGACGCTCTGCCTGTTGAGCTACCCCTGCTTGGTGCCGGAACGGGGTGTCACGCCCCCGTTCCGGCAGGTTCGATTGTGCTGGTTACTGCCCGGTTCTCAGAGTTCGGGTTAGGTCGACTTGAGAGCCTGGTTGAGTCCATCCCAGGTCGCTTGGGCGTACTCACGGGTTTCGCCGGCCGGGTGCATGTACCCGAACGCGAACGCGAGTGCCAGTCGGCGTCGTTCGGGTGAGCCGACGGGTGCGACATCCGCCGCAACTATCTCGATGAGCGCGTCGCGGGCCTGGTCGGCGTGCTTCTGTAGGTTGGTTCGGTAGTACGGCGCGAGCATTACCCGAAGATCATCAGCGGTTTCGATCTTCCTCATGATCAGTATTCCTCCATGGTGTCTCCTAGAAGTCGAGCGGGGAGTGGCCCTGGGAGGACTCGAACCTCCATACCGCCCATTCGTCGATCCGGGCGCGCTCCGGATCCTGCCCATTTACCCGTGGCCACGGGTAACCAGGCTGGGTGCTCATCCTGTTGAGCTACAGGGCTATCGGACTAGGTGAAGTTCCTCTCTATCGCAGGGTGGTGGCCTCAGGCGACTCTTGCGAGGGGTCGCCTGAGGCGTTGATCCCCAGCTGGGTGGTGCCAGCCAGTAGCGGTCGGGTGATGCGTTACCACGGTCCCTCACCCGAGAGGGCCGCGTATATCCCGCTACCAGCTGTCGCCCTGACATCCCGCCATGGTCGGGATGCCAGCACTTGCCCACCTCGTATGCCTACGGGTTGGGCCCTGCGTGCCCCGGTGACCGGCGAAAGTCACCGAGGCTGAAAACTGTTGCTACGACTTGCCGGTTTTCAGGCAGGGGGTTTTTCGTCGGTCACCTCACTGACGTGCACGAGATGCCCGTAGTTGCCGATCTTCCCGTAGAGCACTTCGTTGTCGAAGGGCAGACGGGATGATGCATGGCGCATGGCGTATTGCAGGGCGGCGGGGTTCGAGGTTTGCGAGTCTTCCCAGCTTCGGCCGGTCACTCGATCCCAGTAGTCCTCGACTCGGTAGGGGTAGGTTTCGCCTTCTATGGTGACGGTTACGGTGTGTAGTGCCAGCGGGTGATGGTCGTTGTGGATCATGGTGTGTCCTTTTCTTCGGGGGGTTGAAAACTGTTGGTACGACGTGCCGATTTTAGATCCTCGCTAGCTCTTCGATCGGTGTCCCGGCGGCCAGCAGTGTTCCGCGTCCAGCGAGGAACTCCAGCACGGACTCGGGGATGTCGGCGATCGTGTCACGCCGCTGCACGCCGTTCGCTGACCGGTAGGCGTCCGAACGCCACGTGTGGTCACCTCGCTGGGTCGCGTGGGCGTTGCCGAGTACGGTGAGCGCCGGCCCGTAGCCGCGGACGATGTAGATCGTTCCCGCGTGAGTGTTCTCGATCAGGGTTTCGGTGACCTCTGCGACCCGGAACGGCCGCTGGTTCGGGCGCTTGATCACGATCATCACATCCGCGGGGATCTTCACGGTCCGGACCGTTTCCCTGGTCGCGGTGATTGGGTCGCTCATGATCGGTGGTCCCTTCGGGGTGTCCAGCCCATGGCGTACAGGTCGGTGTAGTCGATCGATTGGGGTTGCTCGGGTGCGGTGGCCCCCGGGATGCCTCGCTGGTCGTGCCAGGCCCGCGGATGGGTCAGGTATTCGGGGTCGGTGATCCGGGCGCCGGGGCCGCGGATCAGGGTCACCGTGAACAGGCCGGCGGAGAAGGTGTTGAGTGTGCGCCAGAAACCGGCCATCAGCGGGGCTTGTCGCCGTCGACGATCGCGTTTTCCAGGCCCCGGGCGACGGCCTGCACCTCGTCCAGGCTGGTCGCGGTCGAGGCGGTTATCGAGAGGTACCCGTACGCGTACGCGGTCCGCCCATACGTGGGCTGGTTCATGGCGTGCGCGTACGCGGCACGCTCCGCGCGGATCGCGGGGCCCGATGCCTCCGGTACCGGGATTGTGGGAGTCGCGGCCGGGTTGCAGTCGCCGGGCTGGAGGGTGACGCCACAGACGTCGCAGGTGGTGGGGGTGGCGATGGGGGCGAAGTACCTCATGATGATCGTGCTCCTTCGGGAAGCGGATCGGCTACAAGGGCCACACTATACCCGAGTAGGCTCTCTGTCTATTATCCAGGCTGTCAGATAGGATCTGAGCATGAGACTCGCAGCCGCGGCCGAAGGACAGACGATCCTCGGCGTCAGCCACGCCCGGTATACCCAACTCGCCCGGACCCCCGGATTCCCGGCACCCGTCGCACGGCTGACCTGCGGGAAGATCTGGGACGCGGACGAATTGGCCGCGTACGCCAAGACCCGACTCACGGTCGCGAAACCGGCGCGCCGGGCCAGAGGGCAACGGGTGCCAGTGCCGCCGGTCGAGCAATAGGCCCTTGAGCAACAGAAACCCCCCGCCGCAGCGGGGGGTTTCTGGGTTGGATCATGCCAGCTTGCTTCCGTCCCGGTTGCGGTACCGGCGCATGAAGTGTGAGCAGTTGTCACAGCAGGCGCGGCCGGTGTGAGCGGGGGAGTCGCACCTCCAGCAATCGTGCAACTTCGCGAGCTCCGCGTCGGTGGGCTCCTCACAGGCTGCGCACGCCGGGGCGCTCGGGTCGACATCGGCGACGGCCACACCGTGCTCGCACTCGGCGAACTCAACGGCCCCGTCGCAGGTGGTGTAGGTCTTCCGTGTCGTTGTCATACCTGTAGTCTAGTAGCCTACTTGGCTACTGTCTAGCCTGAAAGGCGGCGCGCTATAACATTTTTCAAGATTCTTTACCTCCCTGAACAGGTCACCGCCACATGATCACCGCGGCGTTCACCGCGGTGATCACCCACCCGGCGGCCAGGCCAGCGGCGAGCGGCCACGTGTTCACCACGGCCATGACGTTATTTCCTTCCGTGGAGGCGGACGATGATGAATGCAAGGCAGACGATGCCCTCACCGGTTGCGATACCCCCGACGATCCATAACAACAGGTTCACTCGACGCTCACATCATCCGTGTGCAGGACCTCGACCGTCACGCCCCACGGGGCGATGTCGACAAGAACATGGGTGCGGCCTGGGACGTACTCGTGGACGAGACTGTTCGGGCGAGTTGTGTCGATCATGTCGGTGTGGATTTTCCACCCCACCAGGGTGCCGCTGATCTCATACCCTTCAGCCCGGACAACGGTGATCCGTTTGAATACTTCGGCGTCACGTAACCATTCGTGGTTCATGGGAGTGTGCTCCATAGTTCCTTGTAAAGGGCCCCCGCCTTGGGGTTTTGGCCGAACAGCAGATCTGATTTCAGGTACCCGGCGCCCTCGTTGAAATAGGTTTCCATGAGGAGATTCGGGGAGGCCTGGAAGAACTCCCACATCTTCCGGATGTAGTTCGGGTTGTCGCCTCCGGTATGACCGGCCCACTGGGTACCGGACGAAACCCCCCACTCGGGGACGATCAACGCCACGTCATGGTCGAAGGTCCAGTCCTGCCAGAAGTTCAGGCCTCCGGGCTGCTCGAAGAGTTTCGCGGTGTTCGCGTCGGAGGTCATCCCCGGCCAGCAGTCGTATTGGTCGGGGCCGGCCGCGTCGATCTTCCCGTCGACCCACACTTTCCGGATGTCGACCCCCGTCTGGTCGGGACCACCGTTCGGATTGAAACCGATCACCAGGCCGGGGGCCTCAGCCTTCATCACGTCGTAGCAGCGGGTCCACGCATCCCGCCACGCGCTCAGGTTCGAGGACGTGACCCGGTGAGCCCACCCGGGGAGGTTCATCTCCCACCCGGGGCAGATCAGGGCGTCCGGGTCGACCGCGGCGGCCTGCCGGGCGATCGTCCGCCACGTCGCGGACCGGTCCTTCTTCAGGTCGGTGTCGTTCTTCGGGACCAACGGGATCCGCAACGACAGGCCGGTACCGCCTGGTACGCACGCCGCCCACCAGTTGTTCGTCAGTTTCGCCTCGTCCTGGTTGTGGGTGACGAACGCACACACATGCCGCCACCCCTGCCCGGGGCGGCGCATGATGTTCGCGAACCACGCATCAGCGACCGTCTTCTTGTGCTCGGTGAAAGCACCGGTTGACCACGTGTTGATCGGGTTCGGTGGCGGAGGCGGCGTGTCGGGCCCCGTTTCGGGGAGCCCGGACGCCCATGTCACGAGGATGGTATCGATGGTGTCCCGCAGGACGAGAAGGTCAGCGTCGGTGACGATTCGGGTGCTCATGGGAGTGCCTTCCTGAATGCGGTCGGGTTCGGAATCTGAGTCCACGTGTACGGGTTCGCGGTGAGCATCTTTTCGAGGCGGACGCGACGGACGAAACCCTCGTCGCCGTCGGCCCATTTCCTCAGCTGCTCGTACTGCCACCAGGGATCTTCGTTGGGCAGGGTCTTCACCGTGTACCAGTCGGAATCGGGGATCCGGCTGTTCGGGGTCGTCTGGTACGCGCGCTGATCATGGCGGGGGTCAGCGGACATGTACCGCAGCAGCGACGACGTTTTCACGCCCTGAAAAACGATCCTGTATGTCGGCATCAGAGGCACGGTCCCATCCGGTCGAGAGTCATCTCTAGTCCTTCCAGCCACCCGTGCTCACGGACCGCCGACAGACAGAACGCCGAACACGAGGGTATCTGACGGCATTTCGGTGTCCGCCGGGTCAACCATCGGCGGTACACCCAGAGCGCAGTGAGAGTCACCGCCTGCATAACTTGCCGATCCTCACCACGAAACGCATCACGGCGATATACCGCATCGACTCGTTGTGAGTGGTGTAACCAGGCGCCTCTTTCGGGGCACCCTCTGACCTAGGAACGGTGCGCATGTGCTTTCCTTCCGTTGGCGTGACGGGTCTGATGGGTCCGCGGCGGACCATAGGCGGCAACCCCGGCGCACAGGCCAGCCGCGAACACGAACGCGGCGAACGCCCACCAATGCTGCCGGTCGGCGGCCACCGCGGCGAACACCGCCGGGAGAGTACCGATCGTCAACCAGATCAGCGCGCGTTCGCTCATGCCGGGCCCTCCGGTTCGGCGAAGTCCCGGGCCAGCAACGCAACCCGGTCGGCAATCTCCTCAGGGCTGTCACGCGGTGTACGGCGCGGCGGGATCGGCTGTGCCCTCTCCACCCCCAACGCCTCCAGCAACTCGGCACGGGTCCGGCGGGAGCCCGGGGCGTACGCCTTAGCCAGCTGGGCGTCCCGGGTTTCGATCCGCGCAACCAGCACCCGGACAAGCCGGTCCCGGGCCGGCAGCGGGGCATGCGGTAACTCAATGGCCAGCGCGGACCTGATCACCGCGTCGAGATCCTCCGTCGGCATCATTCGCTGAACAGGGTGGGGGCACCCATCTCCGCATCCAACTCCGTCAGATACTTCACAGCCTGCTCCCAATACGACGGTTTCAACTCCACCCCAACCCCACGGCGGCCAAACTTCACCGCGGTATAGACCTCCGAACCGATCCCCGCGAACGGCGACAGAACCGTCTCACCAGGGTTCGACCACAACCGGACACACCGCTCGATGAAATCCAACTGGAGAGGACAAATATGGCGCTCATCCGCGGACTCCCGGCCAAGCCTCGCGTTCAACGTCCGGGTCTCCCGGATATTCCACCACACAGGCTGAGCCCACTCGATCCATTCGTCGTTGCTGACGTCATTCTTGATCGGTACCAGGTTGTCACCGGGCTTGCGGAACAGGAGGAGGTAATCAGCCAGGGCTGGCCTGGTCATCGCGGAGTCCCGGTTCTTCGTGACGAACATCAGCGCCTGCGCTTTCGTCCGGATCGCCTGCGCTTGGGGGTCTTTGTTGACTGTGACCTCACCATGGAAGATCCACCCGTTATCGATGTACGCCCGGATCACCTCACCCCGGAAGTCGGTAAGCCCGGTGTACCCGGCCATCGCCTTGGTGGTGGTGAGTTGCTGGACGTGGACGCACGCCACCCGACCGGGCATCGTGACCCGCAGCATTTCCCGGATGATGTACCCGTAGTGGGTGAGGAACTCTTCCCGGTCATGCGCGTTCCCGAGATCCCGCACAGATGGTGAGTACGTGAACAGGCTAGCGAACGGCGGTGAATACACGGACAGGCCAACGGAGTTCGGTTCGATCTCAGCTAGCCGCTCGCATGAGTCGCCGAGCATCATGTGCCAGTTTTTGCCGGTGGCGTCGTCAGTGGTGTACATGTCGATGTCGAGTTCGGTGCTCATAGTGTGCCTTTCGGGTTTCGGATGGTGTCGGCGATAGTTTTCAGTTCAGTCCGGGTCGGTAGCGGGCCACCCGCGTCGTACTCATCTGCCATCGTCATGTACTGGTCACGGCATGCTGTCGCATCTGCGAGGTCCCTAAACCATGGCTGGAACGGGCGACTTCCGGCGAACGTCACCTGAACCTTGAACCCGGCGCGGTGGCCTGTGATTCCGCATCCGACATCGGACTGCGCATTCCTGTTTCCCGCGTTCTGGCGAGCAGTGCCGTCCACCAGATTATCGCGTCGGCTGTCTCTGGTGTCCCCGTTGCGGTGGTCTACGTGGCGCGTGCTGCCACGCCCCGGATTCAGTCCCAACGACAGCCAATGCAACCGGGTTGATCCTGCATTGGGGATACGTGCCCGAGCGTAACCCCTGTATTCATGCCAGTTCAGCGACGCGACCAGCTCGTACAAGTCAGGGTCGAACCGGTGGGTACCCTGACGACCATCCGGGTGAGACAACGCCAATACCCCATGCCGCAACACAACCTGGGACCACACACGATCGGCCATCAGAGTGTGCCTTTCGCGTGCGTGACAGCCATGGCCTGAACTAGGCCAGACGTCATCTGGTCGGCTTGGGATTCTTTACGGGCGATGTTCCCACCGATCTGCTGCTCAAGGTCGGACAGCACAACGTGGACATCGACAACCCGGGTCTGCCCGTACCGGTAGCACCGGCGTATCGCCTGAAAGTATTGCTCCCATGAGTCGTTCAACCCGACGAACACCATTCGGGCGCAGTGCTGCCAGTTCAACCCGAGGGATGCGATGGATGGTTTCGTGATGAGTCTGGTGATGCCTCCGTCAGCGAAGGATAGGAGGGCGGCGGCCTTGTCTTCGGGTGACCATGCCCCGTGCACGTTCACCGATTTCGGGATCAGCTTCGCGAGTAGCTCGGCTTCGTCGTTGAGCCCGCACCAGATCACCCACGGCTCATCGGGTTCCGCGGCGATGAGGGCGGCGGCTCGCGCACACCTGGCGCCCATGGTTTGCCGGCGGACTTTCGCTCGGCCTCCGACTCCACCGAGGTCGGTGGGGAACAGTTGGCCCTCAGCTTCGATTTCCGACTCGACGGGCTGGGAAACGATGTTCAGCCCGGGGAGGTCGTACCCCTCATCGGAGTACCCAAGGTCGGATGGTTTACGCAGTGCCACCGCCCAGGACGACATCCACGTGTACATCGCCCCGGAGGCGTGGCCTTTCAGCCGCCATCCGTCGTTGTCGTGGATGAAGTATGCGGCGAGCATGTTGACTCGGGTTGACTGTCCGAGGAATTCGGCTTGGCTGGTGAGTTCTTCGGGGTCGTTGGGTGCTGGTGTTGCGGTGCAGGCGAGCCGGTAGGGGACGTCGGTGAATTGGTTGATGAGTGCGGTTCTGGTTTTCCCGTCGGCTTGCTTGAGGATTGACGACTCGTCGAGGACGACAGCCCGGAGGCCTTCGGTGTCGATCTTGACGGCCATTTCGTAGTTGGTGATCCAGATGCCGGGTCCGGGGATGTGTTCGCGGACGTATTCGACGACGATGCCGATCTTGCGGGCTTCGCGGATGGTCTGCTGGCACACGGCGAGCGGGGCGACGATGAGGGCGGTTTCGTCGCCGGTGACCAGGCGTGCCCATTCGAGCTGCATGAAAGTCTTGCCGAGCCCGGTGTTTGCCCAGACGGCGGCGCGGCCGACGCGGGCGGACCAGCGGACGATGTAGTTCTGCCAGTCGTGGAGCGTGGGGTGGACGGCCCCGGGGCTGATGGTGGGGCCTGCGTGGTGGGCGGTGGCTCGCTTGGATGCGAGGAATTCGTGGTATCCGCTGGTATCGGTGGGGGCGTGCGGGTGTGATCTGAGTTCGGTGGGCATGTGAGGTTTTAACTTCCTTCGGGGAGGTTTGGCATGATGCTAGCTGAGGTCGAGGCCGCTACGGCTGGTTTTGGGTTCATATCTGGAGTGCGGATTGCGGGGGCGGTGGTGGATCGACGAGAAGGCCTGGGGTCGACCAGGGCATCAGGCCTCCGGCGTGGAGTTCCCGGGGCCAGTGCCGGTCCCCGGATCGGTCGCCGCGCCAGGGCTTGAAATCGACTTTCCGGTTGAACGGGTCGTAGGCGACGTTCCCGCCGGTGTCGGTTTGCCGGACGAGGCCATACCCGAACTCGGGCCATCGCAGCCACAGCGACGATCCGATGGGGCGGACGTTGCGGACTCCGCCCTTGAGGTCGGCGTGTGGGCTGTGACCTTCGACGATGACAGCGCAGTTCGCCGCGGACCGGCATCGGTCGAGGACTCTGGCCACGGCCCGGGCGGGTTCCTCGTCGTTCGGGTTCCCGGCGTGCAGGCGGTACACGGGGCCGATGACGAGGATCGCCGGCTGCAGGGTGGTCACGGTCCGCACTAGCCATCCCTCGTCCCCGGCCCTGGTCAGGTCCAGGCCCTCGGGCCTGCATTCGATCCTGAGCCGGCCGCCCATCCCGGGGGCACCGTAGGCGCGGGCGGCGGTCGCGAGTGCCCGGTACTCCCTCCGGGATTGGGTGGGGGTGTTTTCGCAGTCGATGACGAGGACATCAACGGGCGGGATGTGCTTCAGCGTGAACGGGTGCAGTCCGGCGGACCCGCAGACGGCGATTTGACGGATCAGAACGCTCTTGCCGAGCCCTTCCTCCCCGGTGATGATTGCGCGGTCGGACCGCTCCACCAGGCCCCGGACAGCCCAGTCGTAGGGTGCGTCGTCGGTCGCCAGGAACTCGTCGAGGGTCGGAACCACCGTTTCGGTGTCCGTCGCGGCGATGTCTACGACCGCGGTGAGCTCACCCACGGCTCGGCGGGCGAGAGCCACGGGATCTTGCTCCGGGGAAGCGGCGAGCGCGACCGTACGGGTCGCGATGGCCCAGACCCGGCGGCGGCGTACCGCGTGGGCGATTTCGTCGGTGTACGCCTCCAGGAGGGTGTGGTTCGGAAATTCAGCGATCAGCTGATGGAGGTACGCCAGGCCACCCGCCCGGCCGAGGGTGCCGCGGCGGGTCATCTCGGCGCCGATGAGGGTGAGATCGAACGCGGAGCGTGCGATGCGCAGCGCGTGGATCGCTTCGGCGACCATGAGGTTGGATCCGGTGAAGTCGGCGACGGCGACTCGGGCGAACAACTGGGCGGCGAGATCGGGTCGCTCGATGACAACGCCGAGTGCTTGGCGCTCGGCGAGATCCGTGGCGCGCGTGGTTTCGGCCATTTCACCACCCTCCGTTGCTGAATGTTGTCGGTTGTGTCGGTTGTATGGTTCGGCCGAATTTGACTGCGTTTTTCATCCAATTCCGGTATGCGGCATCCCAGTCACGCCATCGCGTGTCTTTCGCTAGCGCGCTGTTGCGGAACCGGTCGGCCTCGTCGTCGCAGTCGACGTGGAGCTCATGGGCCATCGACTTGTGAGTCGGCGACGGACACCAGTCCGGCGGGATCGGTACCGCCGGTTTCCGGCGGACTGGCTTGGGCTCGTCCGCTGGAGCGGACCCAAGGTTTAGTTCTTTGGTCTTAGTACTTACTAGAGGGCCTGGAAAACCGCCGCGGTTAACCAGCGCTGGTTTTCCGTTCTGGTTCTGACCTGCATCGATGTCACCGCCGACCCTAGATATGTCCGATAGGTCGCAGTCGACAGGCAATGTTTCTGCTACCCATTGCCCCGATTCGGGCGGTTTAACCAGCGCTGGAAATCCGCGCGGATGCGGTGAATCCTGGGGGCTATCGAAAACGATCATGTCTGAGTCCCAAGTGCCCTTATCTGTCCTGAATTTATGGATGACGATGTAACCGGTTTCCTGAAGTTCGGCCAGGGCCGTCCGGATCGCGTCGCGGCCCTCCTTGCCGTCCATCGCCAGTTGTGGCGCGTCGGTCCGCCAGTGGTTCGGGCGCGACAGAATCGCGATAAGAACGCCCCGGGCCCGGTACGACAACCGGGAGTCCCGAATAATGGCGTTGCTCACAGTTGTGTAGTTCTGTTCCGGCCGGGGGGCCCGGATAATGCTCATGCCCGCATCCCCCCGCACCGGTGATCCGGGCGTGCCTGGTGTTCCCAGAGTTGCCAGCCGCATACCCAGCACACAGCGCCGTGGATGATCTCGTCCATGACCGTCGGGGCATCCGGCCGGTCACAGGTCAAGGCACCACCAGTCGGCGGTGGCTCGTTCCGCCGTTGCCAAGTCGCTCGATGTAGCCGGCCCTGGTCAACCCACCGAACGCGGTACGGACCGTGACGGGGTCGATCCCCAGCACTTCGCCGACTTCCGCGGAGGTCATCCGGGTTTCCATGCTTCTGTCAGCGGATCGGCGTAGAACGCACCAAACCCGCACTTCAACGTCCCTTAGCCACGGATCGCATAGGATGCCGACCGGGAGCCGTACGGGTGTTTCTGTAGGCATGGTTCCTCCTGCTGTACGGCCCCCGGACGTTGTGTAATCGCGACAGGCTACACCTATGCGTCGGCCCGCGGCGGCGGCACCCGCAGGTTCGTGTAGAACCACGTCGCGGTCTCGATGAAGTCCTTCCGCTGGTTGCCGGCGAGCACGGCCCCGGTGCACCCGGCGTGGATCGTCGCGGCCAGCCGGAGGGCCTCAACCCAGTCCGTATCGAGCGGGACCGTCGCCCCGGTCGGCGGCACCTCCACCCATTCCGGTTCGGCGGGTGGCGGCCGGTGCTCGTCGATGATCGCCAGGATCTCCATCAGCGTCGTCGGATGCGTTGGATCGTGAAGACTGTCCAGGTACTGCCCAAGGCACTCGCTCAAGGCACTCGCTTCATCCGGGGTCGGCGCCGCCAGGTAGCCGTGCTTGCACAGGTCGTGGTCGTGGTCGTCGCGGTCTTCGGCGTAGCTCACCAACGGCTCGGGTCGGACCTGCGCTGCAGACCAGCGTTCCGCCCGGGCCGCATCCATCTCGGCCAGCAACCGGGCGGGGCGGTCTTCGGGGATGTCCGCGTCGGTGACCATCAGTACCCTCCCCTGTCGCAGTCTCCGCGGAGTTCACCGTGGACACAGAAACCGTGCGTACGGTCATGGTGGTTGGAGGCCGTGCTCGTAAGGTGATCGTGGGCCCTGTCGGCGACCTTCTCGATGTGCTGGAGAAGGTGCTCAATGGCCAGGCCGGTGTCGTGGTTCAGGTGCTCGTACGCGCCGAGCGCGGTAAGCGCGACGTCGAGTAGTTCTTTCTGGACGTCGCTGATGGAGTGGGTGACTCCCTTGCGTGGGTTCTGGCCGGTCGCGCCGATGTACGCGGCGACCACTTCCCCACCTTCCTCCATGATTTTCGCTATCCGTGCCCAGGCAATGACTTCCGGGTCTCGGCCGGCGAAAGCTGAGTCGATCCACTGGCTCAGGAAAACCAGGTGCACTGACGCGCGGTAAATTTCAGGGTTCTTCGGGGGGTTCGTCATCGAAAGTCCACATCCTCATTGGCTTCGACTGCTGCACGCAGTCCGGTGATGAATCGCTCGGTTGTTCCACGCATCCCCAGTCGAGAGATGTGACCTCGCGCGTCGCTCTCGTTGACCTTCGGTAGGAGTTCTTCGAGCCGGTCGGCCAGCGGTCCGGCCTGCGCTGGATGGATCACCCCGTCGCAGTCGGAGTGCACAATCAGGAAGATCAGCGGGTCGGCGGGAATCCGGTTCCATTCCCCTGCGTAGTTCGCCGATACGTAGTCATCCCAGTCGATCTGGACGCCGCGGTCTACGACGGCGTATCCGGCGGCCTCGGCGACGTGGTCGCGCCACCGGTTGAACGCGCCATAGGCGCCGTGCCAGCAGTCGTGTGTTGTGTCTAGTCCCATGCTATTTCGTGTCTCCCTGGGTTAGGTAGAGCGGTACTTCTTGCTGGTACCGCAGCAGAACCCGCAGGAACGGGCGGGCTTCAGCCGCTATCTGTTCCGCCCACGCAGCGGCCTGTTCTGGCCGGTTGGTATCCGCGCCGCCGTGGTACGGGTACCTAGCCGGCCGTTCGGCCCACTTGGTGCCGCTCCACGCGAGGAGTAGCGCGTCACGCCACAACTCGTAATCCGTGGGACGGTGCGCTTCCTGGTTAACCATTATCGGGAATCCTTATCGGGGGTTGGGTTTTCGGTGCCGGTGAGATCGATGACGACCAGCCAGAGCCGGTTCGGTTGCCTGGTCGCCTCATGGACGACCGGGTTGGTCGGGGTGTAGTGGGCGGCGTCGTCCTTGCATCCGGTGGCGTCGCGGACACCATCAGCGCAGGCCTTGAGCGTCGGCGCGAGGTTGTCGAGGTCCCGCTCACGGTGGACGCGGGGCGCCAGGTGCAAGACCACCGTCCACCGGTCCATGCGGGGAATCTTCTCCCGCCGGGCCAGGACGTGCACGGCGTCGCGCCAGGGCTTGGTGAGCCGGTAACGCTTCTGCCAGACCATCCGGTCGTTGAGGGTCAGCAGCGACACGAACGGCAGCGGGAACGACCACTCGCGGGCAGTCACGATGGTTCCCCGAGGCCCAGATCAGCGCGGACCCATTCGGGTGCGTACCCCAGCAGGAACGCGACCGCAGAGGCCGCCTGCTGCGGTACAACACCGTTACCGAGCGCCTTCAGCTGGTCGTTGCGGGTCAGGCCTGGGACTCCGGTGACGTGGCCGGCCGGGAGTCCCATCATCCATTCGACGAACACCGGTGCGAGTGCCTCTACGCCCTTGACGCTGGTCGCCGTTGGATCAGGTGCGGGCCGGCCTAGGATCCGTTCCCATTTGTGGATTGATTCGGCGAATGGTCCCCACTCGACAACGCCTCGACCACCGCCCGGGCGCCCGTCCCCATCTGGTCCGTTGGCGGTAGGTGTTCCGGGCGATGACCGGAGGCCAACTGTGCTACTTCCTCCAATCCCAGCGGCCCCGAGTGCCCTCCGGTCGCCGTCCGCTGACCGCCCGGGGTGGCTGCTGAGCTGACCATCGTGCGGGTGCTTTTCCGGTTCGACGATGCCATCGGCGATGGCAGAAGCAACGTATCGATCTGTGTCCGAAGATCTATCCCGGACGTCCGCTTCCCCGGGCCGTGCGCTTCCGATGTGGTCGGGGTCGGAAGTAGCGACGGTTGAACGGTTTCGGGGAGGTTCTTCCCGCCTTGACGGTTCGGCGCCGACCGGCCCTTGCCGTCCCTCGCCGTCGGTGTCGGCATCAGAACGTGTTCGGCCACGTCCTGCAGGTTCAGGGTGTGACCGGCCCGCCGATCCGGATGCTGCGACCCCCCCCGTGTCCCCGCGTACGCGTCCGGGGTCGGAAGCAGGCCAAGCGCAGACGAACACCCGTTCTCTACGGTGCGGTGCACCGACATCGGAAGCGCGTACGCAGCACCATGCCGCGTCATACCCGAGCTCGGCCAAGTCCCCAAGAACACGGCCGAGTGCCCGCAGATAAGTGTCTCTCTCGTCTCCCATACAGATCGGGCAGGGTTCCATTCCGCTATCCGCTTCGGCACTGAGTGCCCCTTTCACGTTCTCCCAGACAACCAGGGTCGGCTGATGATGTTCGATGGCATCGGCCATCGATGCCCAGATACCGGACCGTGTGCCGGTCCGCATCCCCTTGCGCTTACCGGCGTGGCTGACGTCCTGACATGGTGTTCCACCACAGATGATGTCGACGACCGGCGTAGTGTCCCAACGAGTTTCGGTGATGTCACCGAGGTTCGGGACGGCTGGCCAGTGGTGGGCGAGGATCCGCGCGGCGCCTTGTTTCGGCTTGGGGTTCTTGGTGGTAGGTGGGTCGTAGTCGGCGACCCAGGTGAGCGCCGTGCCCGGGACGGCACTCGCGATGCCGAGTTCGAGACCTCCGTACCCTGAGCAGATTGACCCGATCATCACGGTCATAGTTCCCCCCCCAGCATCAACGCGAGCGCGAGGGCGGCAGCCTGGGATGCGCGCATCGCTGCAACAGTGCATCGAACGTCGTTCACCAACGGTGTTGCGAGGGGATTGGTGCGGACGATGAACGCATCAACCGGCAGCCGTGCCCAGTCGGCCAGGGCGGCGAGGCTGTCGACGTCCGGGTGTTTTCCCTGCCGGATCATCCGGTTGATGGTCGAGGGGGCGAGCCCGGCTTGCTCAGCGGCCTGCCGGTCTGAGATCCCTCGGGCAGCGATGACCGCGGCGATGGCGGCAGCGAACGCGGCCTGGTCGAACGATGCGCCGCTCACCGCGGCCCCCCGAACTCTCGGGCGGCCCGGAGTGAGTCCAATGAGGCTTGTGCTTCAGCGATGAACTCTTCCATCACGGCGACCGCATCGGGTAGGGGAACTCCGTGACCGAAATTTGTGTAAGTGATCTCCCAGTCATCGCACTGGTGCGGGAGATAGACCCGCCATCCGGGGTGCTTTCCGTCCTGGATGGATTCGACCCGGAATCGGAATCCTTGTTTCCCCGTGGTCATAAAAACGGCCCCATTCCCGCTGTCGCCGGGTCGACCCGGGCGGAGCAGTCGATCCGGCGACCGACCCGGGTGAGCTCTGGTACCGGTGCTCCGTCGCCGAGGCACACCATGGCCAGGACGGGGCAGTTACCGCCCGGACCGAACTCGCCGATGTCTGTGGCTGTTCCGGCGTTGATACAGCCGAGTACACAATTTGTGGCCTCGACGATCGGTATCAGGTCGCTGGCGTGCTCGGCGCCGAAGTCACCACGGCGGGGGACGTAGCTCATGCCGGCGGCTCCTCGGTTGGTTGGAACAGGGTTGGGACGTGCACGAATTTCGTTATCTGTTGCTCGGTCAGTACTGGTTCTGTGACGGCGGCGATCTGGGTGATGAGCCGGTCGAGGACGCGGAGCTCACCTTCTTGCCGGTACCAGTCGGCGGTACCGATGAGGTGGTCTGCGCCGGAGCGGTCGGCGCGGAGTTGCTGAAGCATCACCGCGATCTCGATGGGTGACCGGAACCTCCCTCGCTGCTCCGCGAGAAGAACCACGTTCGCGCGGGACTTCGCCCCGGTCTTCTGAAAGATCCGCGAGAGGTGGGTTTTGATGGTCAAGGGGGAGAGGTGCAGTCGCTCACCGATTTCGGAGTTGGTCAGTCCCTCCCCAACCAGGGCCACGATTTGACGTTCCCGACTGGTCAACTCTTGACCAATGATCATGATGTCGACCATTCCAAGCAGGCAACGGGGTCATTCGTGATGATCCCGGTAACCCCGGCCGCGGCCGCCGCATCCCACTCGGCCTCCGTGTCGATCGTCCATGTCTGGGTCGCCACCCCACGCCGGGCGTGGATGTCGACGTCATCCGGTTCGAGGGTGGCGTAGTCCTGTACCCAGGTGGGCGCCTCCGTTGATTCGCTGAACGTCGACGACAGGTAACCGGTCCGGTACCCGTGTTCCTGTGCAGCCTGGATGGTCACCGGGTTGAACGATGTCAGTGTCACCCGGTCCTTGATCGGGTCCAGTCGTGACGCCAGCATCGTCCAGTTAGCTTCGGTCGGCACAGTTTTCAGCTCGAACTGGGCGAGGGTGGTTGGGCTGGCCAGCAGGAGTTGCCGCGCCGAGTACAGGCTGAATAGTTGCGCACCGGTCGCCGATACATACGTCGGGCCGGTCGCCGTCGTCCCGGACACCGTTGACAGCGGAACCGTCGGGTGATCGAACAGGGTCAGGTTCGCGTCATGCAGCAGGTACGGGTACCCGGTGCTGGTGAACCGGACATCGGACTCGATCTCAGGGACACCGGCCGCAATAGCCGCGGCGTACGACTCAGCCGTCTGCTCCGTCGTCGCCGGCGACCAGGCGTTGCCTGCCCGGTGCGCGATACACCGGACGTCCGCCGGGGCCGTAGCGACAGCAGCCTGGCCACCCACCGACAGCAACACCATGACCGCGCCTACGAGTAGCGCGACCGGCGGGACCATCACCGCTCGTAGTGTCATAGCTTCCTCCTCCTGATAATGATGTCGGCGATCTTCTCAATCACCATGTCCTCAATAGGTTTCGGATCCGGCCCGTCCCCGCACAGATAGAGATTCTGCAGCCGGGTGAACGACTCATCCACCTTCGCCACGGATATCTCGTGGTGCCGTTGCATTTCCGGGACCAGAGTTTCAAGCTGTGTCCGGACGCAATCGTTAATGAGATCCGAGCATTGCTCGTTGATGTCGGCGCGTAGGCCAGCCCGAGCCTCATGGACATCCTTCAGTTCGGCGGCGAGTAGCTTCCGTTCGGCGCGCATGTCGGCCAGGACCTCATGGGCTTTCCGGGCGGCCTCGTTGAGGGCAGCGAACTCCCGCGCGAGTTCGGTGGCGGTGTCAGCCATTCTGGTCCCCCTGTATCACACTGTCCGCGTCAACCCAGACGCCGCCGACCTTGACGCGTCCACCGAGCGGGAGCCCGAGGGCTTCCCGGGCGATCTTCCGGGCCGGGGTGATGTTTTCCCACGCCAGGAGCCCGAGCCGGATCCGGACGTCACCGGGGTCGGTGACCCGCATGATCGCGTGCAACGCGGCCTCCAGCTCGTTTACCCGCTTAGCGGTTGCCCGTGCCATCAGTGACCCTCACCCTGCATCCGCGCCCACTCTTCAGCGGTCGGTTCCGCCGGGTCTCTGGGCTCCTCATCGATCACGCCCTCTTCGGCCTCCTGCCCCTCGTCCTCGATCACTGAGACCTCAGCAACGTCAGCCTTGGGCGACAGGTCGAAACGTGTGCTCCCGTCAACATCGAACGCCATCTGCAACTCAGTGCTGGCCGGGGCCAGGTTGAGCGCCTTGATCACGAGGGTCTTCTTCGCCATCGCGTTGAAGTCGTCGACCCACGGGCCGATCACCACACCTTTCAGGTACGGGCCTGATTTGCCGATGGTGCCGAACTTGCGGCCCATCGCGAACCGGTCGCGATGTTCCTCCACCTCCGGCTTGCTCATCAGCTCCCAGTACTTCCCGCCGGTGTTCGTCCGCACCACGCTGTAGTAGGCGACCTCAGCCCCCCGGGGGCCATCCATGTACGGCTTGTGGAACAGCCGCTCATTCAGCCCCCACTCGTAGTCGAACTCATCGGCCTGCCGGACGATCCGGGCGGTGATGTCGCTGATGGCCGCCGTCCTCTGGGCCAACGCCGCATACCCCTTATAGCCGATGATGAGCACGCCCTTGCCACCCATCGGGAGCACCCACGCCTGCCCGAGAACGCCAGGACGGAGCCCCAACTGGGAACAGGTCATCAGCGCACCGAGGATCGTTTTCGGGTCGCACTCCGCCAGTTTCGGGGTGTGCTGGAGGACGGTCATGAAGTCGCGAACCAACTGCTTGGCTTCCATGCCTTTTGGCATGGCCAACTGGAACTGGGCTTCCATCTTGGACACCATCGACCGCAGTTCGGCCGGGTCACGCTTGGCGACCTGGCCGCCGGACTTCCGTGCCTGGTTACGGAGGTTAGATACCATCGGGTGTCTCTCTTCTTTCGGTTCCTAATATCAACTGGATCGTCATGCAGGGGTACAGTGCGTCCGGGTCGTCGCACCCGAGCCCGCTACGGGAGTGGCAGAGCGACTCGCAGTGGGTGCAGTACAGTCGCCCCTTGCGGTCCGGACTTGGCGCGTGGAGGGCGATAACCGCCTCTAAGCGCGGCTAAGTCGCCAGCGCGCATCGCCTCAGGGTCGGCGTAACCAGCGGGCATGTGCCCGTTGTGCCCTGGGTACATCGGGCCGACCGGGTGACCCTCCCGCAGGTCACACGGGCCGATCGGGGTCGGCTCGTTGCACGGCCGATCCAGATTACGTGACATTCTTGGATCCCTTCCCTGCCCTGAGGACACGGCTTGTGGTGGTGCTGACATGCCCACCTGCTAGCACCTTTTCGTACAGTTCGACGTCGTTGTCTTCGAGGTCCTTGAGGCTCACGGAGCTACGGGCCTGTTCCCGGTAGGTGAACAGTGGAGCGTCGTCACCGGCGTAGGTGAGGACTTCCGCTTCACCCAGTGCCAGCATGATCGCGGCTTTCGCAGAGTCCTTCTGTTCCTCGGCGAGCTTGGCGTTCAGTTGCGCGGCAGAGTAGTTCTTGACCAACTCGACAGCCTGACCGAGATCATCGAGTTCGCGGATGCCCGACCGGTCCGGGAACAGCCGATCCAACAGGTCGATGAGGACGGCGTCCATGTCGACCGGTGGGGGTTCGCCGGTCAGCACGCAATCCCATACCCGCCACCCCGCCTCCGTGAGGTAGTCCTCCAACTGTGAATCCTTCTCGTACCGGTACGAAGTGAGTTGCTGCCCACCGATGAGACAGGCGACATCGACGTAATCGAACTGGCCGACCAGGCGTTGCCACGCGACCTGCGCGAGGACGTCATCGGGGATGTCGTCGCGCCACTTCCCGGCAACGTACGCGGACCGGGTCTTGACCTCCAGGGCCGCGTTCCGCCCGTCTTGGATCCGGTCACACGACGCGCGCTGCCAGGGCTCTGTGAGGCTTCCCAGGACCCCGATACGGGACACGGGCTGGCAGTAGCGCCGGGACCATTCCTGCGCGACGACGTCTTCGAGGAGGTGACCCCACTGCCCAGCCTCCGACAGATCATCCTTGGGCAGTTCGCCGCGCTTGTCGTGCCACACCGAACGGGCGTTCCCGTACTTCGACAGTCCGAGGATCTGCGGGAGGTCGGTGGCGGTGATCCCGGATCGGCGAACCTTGTACCACTCGGGGGTGTTCGGTTCCGCGTCCCCTAAATGCCAGGCTCGGATGATCGGGTTACTCATAGAGGTCCTCTTCTCTGGCGTGCCGCTTTACGCCGGGCGGCGTCCCGTTCCTCCTGGGTGGTGCCACCCCATATCCCCTCCGCGCGTGACTCATTCGCGAACGCCAGACACTCGGTGCGTACCCGATCCGGGCATTCCCAGAAACACACGTCTTTCGCTGCCTCGGTCTGGTTTGGGGATATCCCAATGGGGAAGAACAGTTCCGGATTGTGGTCCAGGCACGCGGCGTAATGCCGCCAGTCGTAATGGATTTCCGTGGATGTCCCGTACGTGATCGGTTTCATGGATCCTCCGGTAACCCACGCATGATGTTCCGGGCGTCCCGGTAGACCTCCCACCATTGCAGGCAGGTTCCGGTGATGATCAGCAACCACCCGATCATCATCATGGGAGGGCCCCGGGACGTTTCGGCCCCGGCCGGTCCAGGCGTAACCGGCCGGCCTCGTAGTCACGTCGCATCGCCAGCCACGGCGGTGTGGGGGGGTCGATGATCCGGTCGGGCAAAAGGACGGTCACCCGGCCTCCGATGGGCCCGTGGTCGAGGCGGAGTGTGACCCGCCCAAGGATGTGGGGTGCGAGGTCACGCCAGGGGCCCTCCGGTTCCAGCAGCATCGCCGCGATCAGCGGTGTGTCCGACCGGATATGGGTGAACCCTGCGACCGGGGCGAACGAGGGGGTACCGGGGTCGGGGCCGTCGAGTTCATCCATGCCGTCCACCCCGGACCGCTTCCACGATCATGACCGTGGAGATGCTGGCGACGTCGAGACAGACGATGATCTGGGAGACCTTGATCAGGTACCAGGGCGTGGTGAGCCCGAACAGTCCGGCCAGGGCCAGCCCGGACAGGGTCAGCAGAACCACCCCCGAGAACCCGAGCAATCGCCGGGCCCGCCTATCGCGGTGGTTGTGGCGCTCTCTGTGGGTCTGATGGAAGTAAGCCTCTACAGCGGCATCGTGCTCTGCTGAGTGCATGGGGGTTTCCTCTTCGGGAGGGTTCATGGAGTTGTGTGCCTTAGGCGTTGTGGTGCGCGGCGAGCGGGTGGTTGCGGTACCAGCGGTGGACAACGGGGTTGAGCCGGTACTTCAACCGGCAGAACGGTTCCGGGCACTCCCAGAGCATCCCCGCGGGGGTGTACCGAGGGCTGGTCGGGTCATCGCAGTACGGCGGGAGCGCGCACCGGTGTCTCATTCTGGTGAGCTGCGAACGTGAATGGTGTGGCGCACGGGGAAAACCCTTCCGTAGGGGGATCTCGGGAACCCCTACGGAAGGGGGGGTCCAAGACCACATGCGGGGACAGGACGATTAGTCGGCGACCTGACGGATCTCATCCGCCATCTCCCGCTTGCGGCGCAGCTCGTATACCCCAGCACCGATGCCGTTGCAACCATGCTCTTCCGTGTGCGTCAGGTACGCGGTGGCACCCTCCGGGACCGAAACGATCCCGATGACCTGACCCCGATCCACCCGAGCCCAAGCGACACCAGCGTCGCCGTTCAGCCAGTGCGTGTTACCCGTCGCTTCACCATGGATGACCTGCACCCCCGCCGCGACCGGCACCATCTGCACACCACCAGCCCCAGGGATGGGCCGACAGATGATGTCACCCTGACGCTGCAACCCCGTCAGTACGGGGACATCCACCTGGTCGAGCAGGTGTGGGGGGATCTGCACGTTGTGCAGGGACAGCATTTCCTCGTACGTCTTCACGTGGATGGTTCCTCTCGGTTGGGTCGTGCAGTCTTTAGGTCGCTCTTTGCAGGGCCGCGTACTCGCTCGCGGGAAGGTCCCATGCCCATGCCTGTGCCTCCACCGCGGTACAGATCGACGCCGGGACTGTCTCTCCGTACCGGCGGACCGATCCGTCCCGGTCGGGGCTGGCGTTGACCATCAGCACGACCCGCACCCGTTCCCCGTAGATCTCGGCGGGGATGTCATACAGGCGCAGCTCGTTCGGGGCGTTCGCCGGGTCGGGCGCGGTGTCCACCAACTGGAGTCTCGCGTCAATAACGAAACGGTCCCAGCCCATCCGCTCGATCGCGCACCGCCGGATCTCCGTGTTCTCTTCCCGCATGATCCGGTTGGTGTCCCACCCGGTTTCGATCAGGTCGGCGGGGACGCGGACTCCGTGCCAGGAGTACACGGCCCACCCGTCGGGCCAGACCATCGCTGGACCGTCGGGGTTGTGGAGGTTCCCTTCGGGGTCACGGTGCAGGGTCAGTGACCGGGGTGTCAGGACCGCGAAATCGCGGAAACACCACCAGAATCCCCCCCCCGCCTGGGCTATCTCCTGCTGCCCATGGATCGGCTCTAGTCCAGTGACACCGAGTTGTTCCATGGCGTCGAGATAGGAGTACCAGCCAGCGAGGTATTGGCCCCAGATGCGCCCGTTCCACCAGTTATTGATCCGGTCCTTGTATACCTGGGCGCCCACCTGGGCGCGCACCTGGGCGCGCACCTGGTCGCGCACCTGGGCGTCCACCTGGTCGTCCACCTGGGCGCCCACCTGGTCGTCCACCTGGGCGCGCACCTGGGCGCGCACCTGGGCGCCCACCTGGGCGTCCACCTGGGCGTCCACCTGGTCGTACACCTGGTCGTACACCTGGGCGTCCACCTGGGCGCGCACCTGGTCGTACACCTGGGCGCGCACCTGGCCGTACACCTGGTCGTACACCTGGGCGTCCACCTGGGCGCGCACCTGGTCGCGCACCTGGTCGTACACCTGGGCGCCCACCTGGTCGTACACCTGGTCGCGCACCTGGTCGTACACCTGGTCGCGCACCTGGCCGTACACCTGGTCGTACACCTGGGCGTCCACCTGGGCGCCCACCTGGGCGTCCACCTGCGGTAGGCGGGCCAATGCTGCCGCAACAATCTCCGGAGCAACCGCCTGACCCAGGACCCCCGCCCCTGGCGAGTCCAGCCACATGATGAACGTGGGGGGCTGGAGGCCACCAGCCTTGTAGGCGGCGCGGACACCGTGCTCGGCTTTCACGCGGTCGGCGGGCCCGGTCGACAGGCCAATGCCTAACCATGTGTCGCGAGTGGTCGGGAGAACGGTTTCTTGCGCGACCGCGAGCTTGGTGATCGTGATCTTGCGTTTCATGGTGATCCTTCGGGGGCCGAACGGAGTAGCTGGCATCGGGAACGTTACATCGATATCACGCACCGTGTCTACACTTCGTAGGTCATGCCCCCAAAACGATGCCGACCCCCCCGCTGTCAGCAAGGGGGTCGGCACACCAACCGTTCCCGAAGAACACCGCGAGTATAACCCGCCCTAGATGACGTCCAGGAGAACCGCCAACGTGATCACGACAATGCACACCGCGGCCGCGATCAACACGAGGGTCAGCTCACCGGCGCCCCGGTCGCCCTCCCCGACAAGGGACGGGGTGCCCTTGGTCTCGCCTACCTGCGAGGACGCCAGCGACGTCAGCACCGACACGATGGCCGCTCCGACAGCCACCCCGACAGCCCTGCGCCAATCGACGGCGAACACGTCCGCGGCATCCGCGGCGAGGTACGTCGCGAGGACCTGCGCGGCCGTCTTGATCGACCGTTCGGCCGCGCCTTTCCAGAACTGGACAGTGAACATGCGTGCCTCACTCTGTAGACGATGCCGGGCACCCCGGCGGGTCACCACTAGTGCACCACTTCATCGGCCGATAACGGATATGACACCGAACACGAGCACCAACAGCACCGAAACGGCGCCGAGTACCGTTCCGGTCGTGAGCCGGGCATCGGTGAAACCATCCCGGCCGCCTTGTTGTTTCGACACAAAATCAGCGAGCGGTTTGACCGCGTTACTCATTTCCCGCAACGCCGCTAACAGCTGATCCTGGGTGACGTAGATATTCCGTTCCGAGTTGATCTGCTCTCGCAGCTTATTCGCCTGCTCGTCCTTGTAGGTCTGGTCCGCGCGAGCCAATTGGAGGGCAGCCAGGTCAGCGGTTTCCTTGATCTTCAGGGCTTTCTCGCGTTCCACGGCGACCTCTGTGAGCCGCCGGTCCCGTTCGGCGTCGAACCTCTGATCGGCGTCCCGCAACGCCGCGAGATGTTCCTTCAGTGGTATCGCCAATGGTTCATCGCCGTCCGGCATCAGGGTGCCCGCCCGAGCAGGTCACGGGACGCGTGGTCACCCAGATGCCGGGCGAGGTCGCGGCGTATCTCCCGTAGCTCGGTGGCCTGTGCGGTCTGCCCGGCAACGAGGGTGCTCATCCCTTCGCGGGTGTCGGCTGCGAAGTCCCGCATTTCCTCCGCGAACCCGTTACTCGTTGGCTTCGACCGTTCGGCGGCGAGCTCCGCGTTCTGACTGGCCGTGTCGGCATTCGCGGACACAAGATCGATTTTCTCGTCGGTGGCGGTGGCCCGGGCGTCCTGCTCGACGGCGCGGATCTTCGCTTGCCGGCGCCCGTCCGCCCAGAGGGCGGCCTGGCCGAGGATGAACGCAATAACCAACCCGGCGATCCCCTGATCTTCCACGGCGGGTCTCCCTTTCCCATGCGTAAACCCCCGTACCGGCTGCTTCGGTACGGGGGTCATTCTGTCGCGACTATTCGGGGACTGGAGGCGGAACGTCCCCTGTGTCCGCTAATGCAGCCGTGAGCTTCCCGAGCGCGTCCATGAATTCCGCGTGGTGGACTGCTTCCGCTTTTTCGATCCGGGCCAGCGCGGACGTGTTCGCGTCCTGGGTGCGTTCGAGGTCGACGATCGAACCGGCCAGGCTGGAGGGGGCACCGTCGGGGGCATCGGGGTTCTTGTTCGCGATCGGCAGGGCCCCGACCGCCTTCGCGATCTTCGTAACGTCCTTGTCATCGATCATGTGGGGGATCTCCTTCGGAGGCTGGGACAGGTCACAGCTGGCGACATCTCTACGGAACTCGGTCATGTTGAACGTGGGGTCGGACTTCCGGCCGGGGGGTGCAGCGGTTTCCTTGTGCCCTCGAACGTCGCGTATGAGCACTTTCGGGAACTCATCGACCAGGGCCCTGCATAGACGTACGTACGATTCTCGCTGGCGGGGGGGCCAGTCCTGCGGGTCTCCCGGTACCCCTTCGGCCTCAGCTTCAATACCAATCGCGTGCGGGTTGGTGTATTCGACACGGAGGGACACCCCGGCGTGGTTGCACTTCCCCGCGGCGACGACATAGATCGTGCCGTCGACACCGAGCCCGTACTGGGCGAGGGGCCCCGGCAGCCGCAACCGGCCATCGCGGACGACCCGCAGCGACGGGAAGTTGCCGGGCGCACCGCCGTTCGCGGTGTGGTGGACGGTGATGGTGCGGATGTCGAACATGCCCCCGGGCCGGCCGCGGGTTTTCCAGCCAGCCACCTCGATCACGGGGTAGCCGGTGCGCCGAGCGATCGTCGCGAGCGACGTGAGCATCATCGGTCGTCCTCCGGCCAGTCTTCCGGGAGCAACGAGATCTCATCGGACTCGTCGGTGAAGTCGACGGTTTCCGGGTCGATCAGCACGCCGTCCGGTTGCCCGTCCGGGGTTTGGATCGCGGCCACCTCCGCCGGGTCGTCCGGATCATGAGCGAGCGTCCGGCCGGTCACGGTACCCACACCTTGAACTCAGCGAGGGTGACCGGCAGAGGCTCGGACCCGTTGTGGTTGACCATCACCGCCAGCGGTTGGCCGGCCCGGATCATCATCGGCCACGAGAACACATGGAACTGGGCACCCGGCGTCGGCGCCCGGTCGTTCGTGGCTGTCGAGTCGATGTCAGCGGTGAACGGGTCACGGGTGAACCGGTGCAGGTACTGCGTGGGGGGTTTCACCATGTCCGTCGGGGCGGCGCCCCAGAACACCAGAGCCGACAGGATCGCGACAGCTGTCTGGTCGGGGGTGATCAGGGCACTGCCTGGTGAGTCGAGGTTGTTGGTGTCGTGCCAGCCTGGTGAGTCCGTTGACTCTTCATCGAACCGGAGCGCGGTGTACGTGTTCGGTGGAATCAGCTGTGGTGTTTTCACTATCAACGATACGAACGTCATTCTGTCCTCCCTGGTTGAGTGCGACTAGCATCTCACCGCTTCCGCAGGCGCCGCGCTTTCAGGCTGGCCAGGGACCGGGCGACCGTCCGGGAGAAACTATCGAGCTCCAGGCTAGCGCTCGCATTCGACGTCGAGTACTCCATCGACACGACCTTGAACACGGTCACCCCGTCGCGGGCGGTCGGGTTCAGCGAGTCGATCCGGGGTGCGACCCCACCGACCCGGATCAGGTACCCGGGCAGGATCTCCCACGGTTGGACCATCCGCCCTGTGTCGTTGTCGAGGATCGGGCGGGCCACGGTCAAGGTTCCCGCGTTCGGGGGGTAGCGGTGCTCGGCCAGGAAGTTGTCGCCGACGTAGATCGCGTTCAGGGATGACCCGGTTTCGTCGGACAAGTCGATCCAGTACCCGCGGGTGATGCCCGCGGCGGTGAGTTCGGGTACGGACTGGGTACGGATCGTGTTGCGGATACGGCCTGTCTGGTCTCTCCACCGCACATGTACCCGGTTGTACAAGTCGGATGCGGACCCGGGGGAGTCGAACCCGTCAATGGTGGTCGCGTCGTACCGGACGGTCGTCGGCCAAGGCGTGTACTCGAACCGGTACTTGCCAGCCTCGTTTGATTCCCACGCAGCCCATTTGAAACCAGGGTCGTACACCATCAGGTCGTCCAGAACCTGATCCGGTGAAACGCCGTCAGGGTAAGCCAACTGGTCGATGTCAACCCCCGATCCGATGAGGACCGCGTTCGCGCCGTCGTACTTCGGGAGGAACCGGCCGAGCATGTCAGCGATGACCTCCACGGGGTCAACGTTGTTCACCAGGTACGACGATGACGAGGTGATCGTTGTACCGTCGGCGTTCTTCAGGACCGCCCGGACGATGACGTCCCAGAAGTGTGCCCTGGCGAAAGCATCAGCTGGAGTGGATGAAACGTCGCGTTGGGCGCGGATACTGACGACGTTGGTGGAGGTGCCCCACACGTTGACCCCGTCGTCGGTGTCACCGACCTGAGCACCGATGATCCCCGGGGTGGTGACCCAGTTCCACGTTTTCCCCCAGTTCGCGGTCGCGTCGGCGACTCGCCCAAACACAGCAACATGGTAGTTGGAGGACGCTCCGTCTTCGACGTGGTCAGCGCGGACCCGGGCAACGAATTGGCCCGCGTAGTAGAGGCTTCGGTAAATCCAGTCGCCTTTCCATGACGTCGGGACAGTCACCCCTTCTTCAGCGTAGATCTCCAGGGCGGGGTCGGCCTCCGTGGTGTCCTCGGGGTACTCCCCGAGTTCGGTCTTCGCTGCCCTGGTCGAATACCGTGACCGGTGCCATCTTTCAAGGGACCGGTCGACGATGATGTACGGGGCGAACGTGTCCCGGGTGTGAGCGGCCGGTCCCATCGCTGTAATTTCCCATGTCTCACCGGTTTCCGACGCACCCCTACCCGGGTCCTCCAACCATCCTTCCCAGATGACCCCACCATGGCGGGTGTCGTAGATATACACGTTCGCGAACAGCATCACGTCATCGGGTTGCGCCGACAGGGGCCGGTCCAGGGTGAACGACGCGGACGCGAATCCCCCCGGGACAAGGGTCCGGAACGTCACGTCCCGGGTCTGCGTTTCGATGTGCACATCGGTGCGGGACGACTTGATCCGCACCGCCAGCGGGATCGCCTGGGTCCTCACCGCGGCGATCGTCGGGTCCGGTGGGATCGGGAAGTCGGCGTCCGCAGCAAATGCGGTACCGGTACCCGTGGCCACCCCCGCCGTAGCGACCCCCAGGGCGGGGGTGCGGCTGAGAACAACCATGGCCGCGCTGATCTGATCAGCGCTACCCGATGTCGTGGTCCACGTCGAGATCGTTGTGGCCGGCGCAGTGACCGAGGCTGAACCAACGTGAATGGCGGCGCCGCCTCCACCGTTTCCGGATGTCGAGGGTGCATCGATTTGATTGGTGCAGGCCACTGACGTCCATGTGCCGGTGCTGATGTTCCCGGCGGAGTCGCACGCGATGCACGCCAGCGCCAGGCCGTCCCTGGTAGCGGCCCCCGTGGTCCCGGTGTTCGTGGTCGTGACGGTCGACTCTGACGTGATGTTCGTTGCTGTTGTTGCGGCCAAGCCCCACGCCCCCGACCCCGCCTCGGACAACTCGAACAGTGCTGACGTGTTCCCGTTGGTTCCCCCGGTCGAGGCGAGCGTTGCGGCGACGGATGTTTCACCACCGGCCGCGGTCCCAAACATGACGTACAACGACACCGACGCGGACGTCAGCTCAACGGGTTTCGTCCACCCTCCCGGGGGTGTGCACGCACCTGTGTTCTTGTCCCCGGCGATGAAAAAGACCAGGAGGTTCCCGGCTGTCGCCGCGGTGATCGTCGAGGACGTGACGGTGGTCGAGGCGGGGAAGTTGTTCGCGAACACCGCCTGGACGATCGTGGGAACCGCCATCTACCGCTCGTTCCGTTCCAGAACGACGATGTCCGCGTCGCTGACGTCACCGGACACGGTGAACGTGATCGACTGTGTCCCCGGGTCGGCGAGCCTGCCGACCAACGCGAAGAACCGGGCGGCCCCCGGCGGGACCTCGATCTCCATGACCCTCGGACCGAGCCCGTCCGGGCCGTTCTCCGCGTCCCCGACCGTCACCGCCAGCGACACCTCGAACGTTCCCCGGTTACGGATGTGCCCCATACCGGTCTTGGACGCCGGCAGCACCATTGGCCCCAACACCAACGGCACATATGGAACACCTACCCCGCGGGGGCTGACCTTCTCGGCCGCGATCTCAGCCATGATGTCCTCTCACGTTGATGTCGGGCGGACGGACAGATACCGGGGCCAGTAGAACGGGGACACGGTGACAGTGGCTGACACGAGATCGCTCGTACTGTTCTGCGGTGACACGTCGTTGATGTACACGACCCGGTTGGTGATCCCCGGGGTGATCGTTGGGGGCCCGCCAACGAAGCCGGCGCTGGTGATGTCCGCGACTCGCCCGGACGCGTCCAGCCCGTACACCGATCGGCTGATCCCGTTGAACACGAACGCGCTGGGTGAGCTTGTTCCCCACTTCACAATGCCGAGGCTGTCATCGGCGGGGACGAACAGGAGGTAGTCGCTGATGAACGCCCCGGAACCGCTGATCCGCCGGATCAGAACCGACAGGGGGATCCCGTTGATCTGCAAGCCCACACCCGTGGGGCCGTCGCTGATCGGGTCGAACCCCTCCGGGATCTGCACCAGCCCCAGGTCGGCCATCGTCAGGTAGGTGCCCCCGATGAGCTGGGTGACCACGCATTCAGTGTTGTTCACCGCTCGGACCCCGTGCCGCAGGATGATCCCGAAGCTTGCCCCGGTGTTCGCTCCCCAGCATCGCAGGAACACCCGGTAGGTGCCGCGGGCATCGACGCTGGGCGACGCGGGGAACGTGGCGGTGGACAGGCGGATCGCGCTCGTGGTGACGGTCGAGAACGACGTCGACGATGAGTTGTTCCCCGACCCCGAATAGATCGAGTTGTTCGCCAGGGTCGCGGTATCGGTGCCCTGGGTCATCGCCTCCGCCTGCAGCAGGAACGGCGCCGCCCCGATCGTCCCGCGGCGACGGACCGCCATCAGCGCTTGCTTACCGGTGACGGACGCGCCGGGGACCTTGACCATCAGCGGTGTTTCGACATCCCCCTGCACGGAGGCGATGTCGAAGAACTTCCCGTTACTCCCGGCCGCCGGGTCATTCGACACCACGATCGGTGTCACCGTCACCGGTAGCCCCAGGGCGAACGGTTCCGCGAGGACCTGGACGGTGAACTCGAACAGGTCCAGCCCATGATCTATCTGCGGGTCGTAGTCGGGGGAACGGAACGTCCGGAAGTAGACAGCCGGGATCAGCGGCTCCGGTTGCCACCGGAGGATATTCGTTTCCCGGTCCAGTTCCCGATTGAGGACCTGCACCGCGGTCGCCGCCGCGGTCGCCGACGTACCGTCATGCTGCAACCGGAGCGTGAGGACACGATTGTCGTACGCGGTGGCAGGGATGAACGCCCCGTCCTGCAACAGGGTCTGAGCGATCGACCGGCGCAACGGAGGGGGAGGTACCGCCGTCCCATTGAAGATCACCCGCCATGGGCTGGTCGTCAGGGACAGCCGGACCGCAGCGGAAGCGGACACGCTGTCAACGAATTCGATGACTTCCCCGGCCATCAGCCAGCCCTTCCCAGTAGATCAGCCTGCCGGCCCTGCACACGCCCAAGAACCTGACCATCCAACACGACCCTCAGGTCACCGCGCCCGAGGGCCCTGATCAGGGTGTCACTGATCTGCTGAGCGGTGACACCGGTTGGGGTGGAGGCGGGTGCCCCCGTCAACGAGCGGCGATCCAAGACCCGCGTCAGCCGATCGAACGACCTGGTCTGCATAGGCGACAGCATCCGTTCCGGGTACCCCGAACGGTTGATCGCAGCCTCACCAGAACGGATCAGCCCGCCCCGGTCCGCCAGGAACATCTTCCGCACCCGGTCCCCGAGGTAGTCCTGCCCCGCCGGGTCGAGAAGATCATACGGGCCGTCCCCAACGACGGGTCCGCCCTTCGCGTACCCACGGAGGTGGTACAGGCCGGTGAACATCGACGACCGCGCGCCGCGCGCGGACCGCCCGACCCGGGGACCGGTTGACCCCGCCGATTCCACGTTGACACCGTTGATCGTCCCAGCCATGTGCCCCGGGTTCCCGCGGCGCGAACCAATCATGAAACTGCCCGGTCCGGACACGAAACCAGCCGAGGGGAACGACCCGGTAGCGAATCGGCGCGAGTACGGCGAACGGCCTTGCACCACATTCAGCAGGGCACTCATGAACCCGCTGCAGTCGTAGCCGCGCGGACCTACCCCACCCCAGATGTACGGTTTCCCCACCTGCGCGCGAGCGAAGTTCAGGGCACCGTTCAGGGACGGGTTGAACCCGATAGCCGCTGAAGCGATCTTCGCGATCCGGTCCGCCAGCCTGGACGACGTGCCCGAGGCGAGCTCACCCTCACCGCGCGCGAACGCCCGGGCCGAGAACACCGGCCCACCTGCAGCGAACCCGGGGCCGCGCACCGATCGGCGCATCGCCAGGACCGCGGCGTGCCCTCCGGCGGCGACGACTTCCCTCGCCGTCCACACGTGCTCACCGTGGGACAGGCGAGCCGAAATACTGTCCGACGTTCCGGTGCCGGCGCCGCGGACCGGGCCCCCTGTGGCGCCGGTGAACGTCACCCCGCCGCGTCCGCCGCCACCGATCCGTACCCCGTACAAGGTCCGCGGGATGTTGTTCTTCAATGCGAGGCTGATGGTGGAGGTGACCCGCTTAGGGATACCGAGCACTTCCCGGGCGTAGTCTTGCGCGGCCTTTTTCGACAACCCGAACCGGCGTCCCATCCGTACCAGCTCTTCGCGGCCTGCCTCGGTGATCGCCGTCTGGCGTTTCTGGGAAGCGCCGGCCGCGGTGGCCGCGTCGCGCCATTCCAGGGTCGAGGACGCCACCCGATCCAGGGCGGCCCGGTTGGTTCGGCCCTTCGCGGTGTGAACGTCGAGGGTTTTACCGTTGTCCTTCAACGCCTGTGTTGCGTCATCGATCGATGCTTCATAGTCGTTCTGGGATCCACGGTTCCGTAGCAGGGCGCGCGCGTTCTTCAGCAGAGCTTCGCGGTCTTCCTCCAGTGCACGCTTGTGTTTCTGGGTTGCCGCGGTGGCCGCGTCAACAGGTGGTTTCGACGCGGCCACCGCGGCGGTGTACTGAGGGAACATCTTCCGCAGGCTGGCCACCGGCAGACCGGCTTTCACGGCAGCGTCCTCGTACAGTTTGATCTGCTTCGCGGCGCCGTCGATGTTCCCGCCGGTGACCATTGCAGCGAACGCCGTGTCGAGTTTTCTGGTGCGATCCTCGAAGCTCTTCTGCCCCTTTCCCATATCGTCCCAGCGGGCGATACGGGCGCTCCACCCCTTGTCGAGGGCATCATGCGCGGAGACACCGAACTTCTGTAACGCCTCGGCCGTCGTATCAACCTTGTTCCCGAACAGTTGCGCCTTGTTAGAGAACAACTCGATTTCCGCGCCGGACAGTTTCCCTTGGCCGGAAACATCTTTCATTCCCTGCGCAAGCTTGGATACTTCCACGTTCGCCATCGACCATTGGCGGAGCTTCTCATCCGCCCATACCGCGGCGACCGCAACGCCGAACACGCTCATGGATGCCGCTGCCAACCGCGCGGCGGAGGCAATCTGGATCATTCCCTGGATCGACGTCGCCCACGTCGCCGCAGCCATCGCGGCAGTCCACGCGGACTGTGCCGCGGCCACCGCGACCAGCGCCTTACGAACCGTCCACACCGCGACCCCGAACCCGACCACCGCGATCGTCGCGGGCTGCAGGACGTCCATGTTCTGCTCGATCACAGCAAGGAAGGCGAGCCCGCCCTCCGACGCTTTGATCAGCGCGGGGAGGAGTTTCTCACCGACGGTTTCCTGTAGCTCACCGAACTGGTTCGACAGGATCGCGGCTTGGCCGGCCGCTGTTTTCCCCTCCGCCTCCGCGAATCCCCCTACCTGGGTGCGCAGTCCTCCCATGATCTGCTCGAAGTTCCCGGCGGTCGACCCGGTGTCCTTGAAGTTGATCCCGATGCCCTTGAGGGCTTTCCCGTTGCCCATCATCGCTTTACCGAGGACGGTCGCGGCGGCGGGGAGGTCCTTCCCGGTCTTCGCGGCGTAGTCCTGCATCAGCGGTGTCAGCTGGGTGATCTGGGTACCGGTGAGCTTGAAATTCGCGAGGACCGCCTGCCCGGACGACGTCGCGTCATCGTCGAACTTGACCTTCTTCGCGAGCTCACCGTTGAGTTCCTGCAACGCGGCCTGGTTGGTGTCGGCCAAGGCGGGGAATTTCTCGAACGCCTGCTGCAGCTTCAGCGACGACTGTTCGGCTTCGACGTACGCCTTGACCGAGTCCGACCCGAATTTGAAGATCGCCGCAGCGGCAATCGCCGCGCCGGCCGCGGTGGCCGCGCTGAACCGCTCGGCGCGCTGGCGAGCCCGATCGGTTTCGTCACCAACCTCCCCCAGCCCCCGGCGGACACCGTGATCACGGAACAGCAGATCGAAGACCAGGGACGCCATCAGCTGGCCGCCTGATCAATCTGCGCGGCGACCGCATCGATCGCGGCCTTCGCTTCCACCCTCGCCTGCGGGGCGAGCTCTTCCGCCGGGCCGGTAAACCAGCCGGGCGTGATGGCTTGTACGACCCAGGTCGCGTCCCGCCGGGATTGGTTGGGCCGCTGGAACACCGGATGCCGGACACTGCCCTGATCGAGGCGATTCAGTTCCCGCAGCTTCGCCGACTTCACCACCAACCGGACACCGTTGCCGAACCGGTTGTCCGAGCGGCGCAACCCCGTCTTCAACGACGTAGCGACCCGTTCATTCAGCCCTCCACGACGGGGCAGGACCGCCCGCGCGGACTCCGGGAGCGAGCGTTTCAGTGGCAGCACCGCCCGGTTCAGCCCACGAGTGAGCTCGCGCTGCAACCCTCGGTTGCCGGCCTCCTTCAGCGCGCGGGTGAGGCGTGACAGTTGATCAGCTGTCTCCGGACCGATCTCGATCTCGCTCACCGAGTGCCTCCCGATAGTCGTCGATCCAATCGCACGCCGCGTCGTGCTCGGCGACTGACCAGCGGTCCTGTTCCCTCAGTGAAGTGTGCAGCAGGTGGGCTATGTCGAAGCGGTACCGGTCGCGCTGGTCGCGGAATCGTCCGGGTCGGGCCCGTCTCCATCCGTGTCTTTTGGGTCGATTTTCTCCTGCCGGTCGAGTTCATCCAACAGGACCGCCCGGCGTTCGGGGGTCATGTCCGGGTCAGCTTCGATCTTCTGCCGGGTCCGCTCGATGTCGAGGTCGATCCGCTCCCACTCGACTGACAGTTCCTTCACCCGGATCACCAGGTGATGAAACCTCAGGTCGGGTTGCTCACCGCGGAGCATCACGTACAGAAGGGCCCGATGCGCTTTCCGGTTACCCGACCAGCACAACCGGGCCCACTCGTCGTAGGTTTCCCATAGGTCCCCGCCGCACTCTTCCAGCCAGTCAGACTGGAACGACATCAGCGCGCCGGGGTCGATGGCCCACTCTCGTCTGGGTTCACCCTCAGGGGTGTAGATCAGCTTCATGGTCTCCCTGGTTCCTGTATTCGTCGGGCGTACGCCGCAGCGCCGACAGCAGCAGCGCCGACGGGTGCGGCCGGTCCTGGACAGCGTCCTGCGCGATGTCGAGGGCGGTGCAGCAATGGCACCGCGCTGACACCCCCACGTCATACCCTTCCTCCGCGTCCGGCGCGGTGGTCTCCTCCAGCGGGTGCCCGCACCCCTTGCACAACCCGGCCTCGTAGTCGAGCAACGCCATCGCCAGGCCGGTCTCGTCCATCGACCACCCGGGCTCGGTAGACGACACCATCCGCCCACCCGGGTCGTACACGTGCATGGTGACCACTGGTTCCCCGGTGACCACCGACGGGCGCACCCCCCACGCGCGAGCCACTTCCAGCATCCGCCGTAGCGCCGGATCGGAGGCGACCAGTTCATAGGGGGTGGCCATTACGCGGTTGTCGCCCTCAGGTTCGGCTGTGGGCTGATGAAGAACGGGACCTCGTACTTGTGCACCTCGTTGGGGGCCGGGTCGATGTTGCGGACCTCACCGCACTGCCCGGGGTACACCTCCACCGCCTGGGAGGCGGCCCACGCCGTGCTGGAAGTGATGTCCCGACGGATCACGATGTTCGTGGCGAACGTATTGATCAGGGTGTTGTACACGGTGTCCGTTCCGGACTGCTTCTTCAGCCGGAGCATGGTGCCGGAGAAGTCGGCCCGGCCGGGGAGCTTGGTGTTGAAGGTGGAGTTGAGCGCGGACGTGTCAACTGTGCCGGTGTCGGGCTGAAACCCGTTGATCCCGTCGGCGGTGACCAGACTCGACAGGTCCACGCCCGCGTTGAGTTCGGCCACGGTGGGTGCGGCGATGTTCGCGATGGTCGGCACCTGGTAAACCCTGGTGCGGCCATCGGTAAGGGAATCAGCCACGGGTCACTCTCCTTCGTCGGTGGCCGGGGTGGCCGATTCATTGTGCTTGGATGCCTTCTTGGCAGTCGACTTTTCAACCGGTACCGGGTCCGGTTCGGTCTTGGGCGGTGTCGCCTGCCAACCGGTTTCATATGCTCCCTGCACCGCGTCCGGGTGCGAGGGGAACCTGTGGGCGGCGTGGGTGACCGGATGGTACAGAGTGACCCAACCGTCTTCCTCGTTCGCCTCCACAACCTTCGGCGGAACGAACGGACCCGCATCCGCCTCGGGGTCCGGGCCGACAACCCAGCCTCGGGCCTCGTAGGACTCCCGCACCCCTGGCTGATCGGGGACGCGCGTTGCACCCGCGTCCGGGTGACTGATATGCAGCCAATCCGACATCTCGCTCACATCCTCAACCATTCGCCGGTCACCCCGGTTAGGGCACCACTGAAAGCCACCGCGATGAGACCGGTGACAGGGCTCGCCAGCGACTGAGGAACCCAGATAAACCGCTCCTCTGTCGCTGCCATCGTCTGCACCACGGACGCAGCACCGGCCGGAATGACAGCACCGGACGGCGTAGAGCCCGGATCGGTCCACGTGATCGTTGTGGCTGTTCCGGTCGTCTTGATGTGCAGCACCAAGTCGTCAGAAGGGGCCACGGTTTCGGATGCGAGCGGAACGGCCATCGCGGCAATCGTTCCGCCGGGAAAGGCGTTGATCGCCTTCACTGCTGGTAGCGCCATTAGTCTTCTCCAACCGCAATCGTAACGACCAGACCGGCCAGAGGATCTGATCCCTTGTCTTGGGCTACGAGTGTGGCTCTAACCCGGGGGACGATATGGTCATGTACGGAGAAAAACCCGTAGTCGTCGGTCTCGACTAGAGAGATCCAGGTGTCTTCCCCGCCGCTGTTGATGTATGCCTCAAGTCGAACGGTGAAAGAGACCGGACTGTGGGTGGTGTTCGCGGATACACCCATGGTGAAGTTCCGGCGAGGTCCCTCCTGTATCTGCAATTCCCATCCCGGGCCCACAGGGTGACCTTGCAGACTCACGAACGGTGGACTAATCGACATCGGTCTCTCTCCTCAGACTTGGGCTCGGTAGGTGACGATAAACGGGGCGAGCACACCCGACCCGGCCTCGTTTTGAAGCGGGAGCGGACCACCCGATGTGATGTGAGCGATCATCACCAGCCCAGACAAGTCGAGGTCAGCCACGAGTGCATTCTCCATCGCCGCCAACAGGACCTGCGCCCGATCGAACCGGTCCTGCATGACGTCGTCCCCGGACTGGCAGATCACCGCGCACGGGATCGTCCCCAGCTCGTACCGGGAGGTGCCACCGATGTTCGCCCACTCGTAATCCACGGACAGCTCGGTTTCGGAATCCAGGCGCCCATCGTGGCCGACCAGGACCAGGTCCGGGTCGGCGGAATCGGTCACCGGAAGTGCCGTATACACGGGTACCCCCTCCATCACCGGCAGCCCGGTGAACTTCGCGACCAGCGCGGCGATAACACTCCCAGCGATCATCCCAGACCACCGCCGGGCCAGCGCAGAAACGGCCGCAGGTCCTGCTCCAGGCGCCACAACACCAATCCCATGCCGGGCATCTCAATGGGCTGATCCTGGGCGCCCTTCCACGGGAGCCCGGTCATTCCCCGTTGAGTCTCGAACGAGCCCTTGATGAAGTTCAGGGACGCCTCCCGCAGGCCGGCCGCGACAAGGCCACGGCCGCAGACATACGTCCACAGGTACTCACCGCTGGGTAGGCGGTACCCGTTCGCGTAACCGACCCGGCCGGCGTCCGGGTCGACGTCGAGATCAGCGACCGTGAGGGTGTTCGTACTGTCAACCGCCACAGCCGATGTGACCGACACGACCGGGGCCTCATGCAACCAGACGACCCCCCGGTTGGGGCAGTGGCGTTCGTTGCTGATGGTCCGCTGGACCACCGGCCCGCACCGGTGCTCGATCTTCTCGGTCGCCGCGGCGATCATCCGTTCGATTTCCGGATCGGATGCGGCGGAGGTCAGCGGAATGTTCAGGTGAGCTTTCGCCTCGGCGAGGGACACGATCCCCGTGGATGCGGCCCCGGACACCACGAACGCATCCGCGAACTTCTTCACCAGGGCGCCCAGGACACCCCCGGTCGCCGTCACCACATACGAGTGCCGCCCGGGGACAGTCGTCAGGTAGTCGAACACGTAATCACCCAGAACCGGCGTGGTCACCGTCGGTGCGCTCGTTGTCCCATCGGGGAGGGTCACAAGGCATGTCACCGACGCGGCGCCCGGCGCCCCGGTCGAGTCCTTGATCTTGAACACGTTCGAGGAGAACGTCTCGCCTGGCTCGATCACCGCTCCTCACCTCCACTGAGACTGCCGGTTCCGCGGACACTCACACTCATATCGGCGACAGTACGGGCACCCGCTGACATCAACGCCAGGGCCCGGACGCCGGCGAGGAGAACCGGGACCGGGCGGACACCTACCGTGATAGTCCCACCGAACGGGACCTGCGGGCCCGGACCGAAAGCCTCCCCCGTCCCCGCCGCGATACCCGCCAGCACGGCCACCGCGATCGAGGCCGCCATCGCGGCGCCCGACCCCGACGTCGTACCGGCCGGCGCGTCCGTCCCGACCGCCCCGGTACCCGACGCGTCCGGCGCCGTCCCCGACCCTGCCGCGAACCCGGCGAAGATCTGCACCGCCACCGCCGGGTCGAACCCGGTCCCGGTCCCGGTCGCTGGGTCGGCGGAGGTGGTGGTCCCCGCGGACGTCGTCACACTCGGGTCGGGGGCGACCCCGGTCCCGGAGGCGAGCTCAGCGAACACGGCCACCGCGATGCTCGGATCACCAGCGGCACCGGTCCCGGTGCCCGGGGCGGGCATCACCCCAACGGAGGCACCCGCGTCCGCAGCCGTCCCGGACCCGGTCGAGGACCCCGCAGTCACGGTGACCGCTACACCTGCGTCAGCCGCAGACCCGGTCCCGGATGTAGGGTCGGCTGCCGCGTTCGCCCCGGCCGCGGTACTGACGGCCGCGTCCGGGGCGGTACCGGTCCCAGATGTGGGCTCCGCTGCAACGAGGATGCCCACCAACGCATCGGGGGCGACCCCGGTCCCCAGCCCTACACCGGCGGTGACCACGGAAGCGACGGAGGCGTCCGCCGCCGTCCCGGACCCGGTCGCGACATTCGGTTGCGAACCCGCGGCCACGCTCGCATCCGGGCCCGACCCGGTACCCGTGGCGGGGCTGGGAAGAATCCCCACCGGTGCCGTCGGGGTCGGGGCGGTCCCGGTCCCGGTCGCCTGGTCGGCGTTCGCGGTACCCGAGGGGGTGCTACCGGCCGGTTCGAGCGCGACCAGGGCAGAAACGATGTCCGACGACACCGACACCGTTGCCCCGGACGCCGTGTACGGGCCCGCGGCGACCGGCAGGAAATACGCGTCCGTCGCACAGTCGACGTCGATCTGCTCCGTGAACGAGGTCGGCGGGGTGTGAGTGCCTGGTGTGTCGTTGTACCCGTGCCACGCCAGGCCGGCGATGTAGGCGGGGCTGACCGAGGCTGACGGGAATGCCGCGCTGGCCCCGGTGGTCGTCTGGTAATTCCCGCCGATCGGATCCCCGGCCGTGGTCGCGCCCACGAAACACATGACGTTCGCCGTCGCGAACATTTCGGTGGTGCCCCACGTGAAGCTGTAGGTACCAGCGTCCGGCGAGCCGGTGACCCGCTTCCAGAAGCAGTACGCCTTGACACCTGTACCGGCGCTGACCTTGTACTTCTGGGTGAACCCCGACGGCGGCGTCACCGTCGGGTCGGCACTGGAATCCCACAGGTCCAGGAACACCAGGATGATGTCGTTGACCTGGTTGCCCGCCGGGACCGCGGGGGCCCGTGAGGTAGCCGCCCCCACCGAATTACCGGTGTTCGACGACGACCGGAACGTGATCGACCCGGCCCCGGCCGGGGAGCGCAGCAGCAGGAGAAGGCTCATGCGGTGAACCTCCCGCTACTTGGACTTTTTGATCCCGACGTACGGGACGGTGCCCTGAACGGCAGCACCGGTCGGGAACGACCCGGGCAGCACCCCCGTAGCCGCACCGGTCACCCGCCACCCCATATACCCGCCGGCGACCGGTAGCCCGGTCGTGGTGACGTTCGGCATCAGGTGGTTCGACCCGGTCAGGCCCCGGTACACCTGCCCGGTCCCGGTGGTGTCGACTTTCATCGCCAGCCAGTACAGGCCCGGGTCGGGGACGAACGGTGTGGTGAACGTGGCCGAGACCTTCACCCCGGTAGCCACGGTGATCGTGAACGCCGCACCACTGCTGATATCCATCCCGGCCAGCAGTTCACCGGGGTACCCGTCCCAGTTGACGTCTTCGTAGATGCCCCACCGGATCGTCCCGGACACCGTCCCGGCGGTGGAGGTTTCCATGGCCAGCTGGTTGTACTGGTCCCGTGATTCGGTGATCTCGATAGGGATGGCGTAGAAGTGGCCGGCCACGGGCGTGTACGTCGCCGATGCGGCCTGGTATTCCGCGGTGTACCAGTTGTTGAGTACCCGCGGTTTCCTGCGGGCGGCAACCCTCGGGGAGGGCGGGTTGAACCCGATGCTGTAGGACGAGGCGGACACCGGTGCCGACAGCCGGGTGATGGCCCCGAGCATCGCATCGACGATCTCACCGGCACCGAGTTCGTTCGGGTGGATCCCGTCGGAGAACGACAGCGCGTCCTTACCGACGATGCTGTCGACGTCGGCGACCTGCACCATGGCGTCGAACTCCTGGGTCATTGCCAGGAGTGCCGCGTTGTACGACTGGACGTCACCATCGCGGGACGATTCGGTGCCCTGCCCGGTCCAGGTTGTGAAGAACGCATTCAGCGCTGTGTACCCGGCCGCGGTCGGCCGGGCGACGTTACAGACGATCACCGGGGCCGGTGTTTTCGACTCCAGCCACCCGCCGTCGAAGAACCCGCTCCCGGTGCCTCCATCGCGGGCCGTGCAGGTCCCGATGATGGTCTGACCGGCGTTCGCCGACGTCAGCCCGGTAAACCGTTTCACCATGTACCCGAACGTCGCCATGGCGGCGGGTAGGCCTTGACCGGTGTTGAACGTTGTCCCGTTCGCAGGGTTGCCCGACAGGGCGGTACCCGACCAGGTGATCGTGACACCCGTGGTGTCCATGTTGTTGAGGAACGCGAGCGCGACGATCTCACCCTGGTAGTCCGCGGGGAGGGTCATCGTGATCGTGGCCGCGGTCGTTGTCGAGCACAACCGGTCGACTGTCCCCATCCCCAGATCCAGGCCGGACGCGTTGGACGTCCACCCCGCCCCGTACGCGAACCGTGCGTCCGTTGTTTCGTACCGGCGTGACGCCCTCAGGTACGAGATGACCGCCCGGTGCGTGTGGACCATCGTGGCCCGCACGTTCGTCAGGTGCCCCCCGTAGGCGGCCATGTCGTTGATCCCGAAACAGATCAGGGTGCCGCCGCCGTCCGGGGCGTACGGGTACAGGCGACCGGCCGGAGGCTGGACCCGTTGCACGATTTTCGTCCACCCGCCGAGCGAGCGGCCGCCTCCACAGATCCGGCCACCGCTGTTCGCGTAGTTCCGCCACGAGTTGTACTCAACATCCATCGCCGAGCGGAACAATGCGTCCACCCGGCCGGTCTGATCCCCGGAGGGGCCCGTCTGGTACTGCAGCCACGAATGCCCGAACGCTCTCCAGAAATCCACCTTCGGCTGGAGTTTCTGCGGCGTGACCCCCGTCATCAGGCGCTCGTAAACAGGGTGGTCTGGAGGGTGCCCCCAGCGAACTGGCCGAGTACCGACACCGCTAGGGTCACCGCGTACTCGGGGACGTCGTACCGGTCACCCGCCTCCAGGAACCAATGGAACACGGTCCCGGTCGGCGCGGACGCATCGAACCGCAGATACACCCGGCCCGACCCCCCGTTGACCATCATCACGCCCAGCCGGGACGCGTCGGCCGCGATCTGCGAGGTTGATGCGGTCGTCGAAATAGTCCACGACTGCTCCGTCTTCGCGGTGCCCTTCGCCAGCCGGAAGACCTGCTGATGGTCGCCACCGCTGATCGCGAACGTGTCGATGTTCGTCCCGGCCCCAGCGGTGATCGCAACAGCGGAGTCGGCCATGACTCAGGTCATCGTCCAACGGTTGATCCCGTTCGCGTGCCACAGCACGGAGAACGTTCCGGCGGTGACGCCCTGCGCGCCACCGAAGTAGTGGTAGCTGACACCCTGGTCAACAACGGTGCCACCGCTGATGTTCCCGTCGTAGACGAGGGTGCCGAACGCGTTGGCGATGGTGACCGTGGCGGCCCCGGTGAGGTCGGCGGCGTCGAACATCATGATGTCCGCTGACGGTGACGTGAACGTCTTCGAGGCGAGCGCGCGGCCGCCGGCTACCCACTCGGAGGCTCCGGTGACCTCGTTCGCGACAACCCACGCTGACGTCGCAGCGTTGTACCCGGTCAGGGCGACAGCGGCGTCGTTGTCGGGGGTGGTGGTGTTGTTGTAGAGAGCCGCCAGGACCGTGTCCGAATCCAGGCCGGTGTAGCTGGTCCCGGATACCTGGTACATCTGGATCATCCACTGCACGAAACAATCTGAATCAGTCCACGCCATGACTGCTTGCCTTCCCGGAACCGTCGGCGACACCTGCACGTGCCTCGCACTGCGGACGCTCGTCGGTTGCCTGGGTGTGAGGGGCCACCACCGGCCACGCGTAATGCCCCGGACCATCGCCCACGCTGCGACTGGTCACCCAGAGAGCATCGTTCCCGTCGAGGATCACCGCACCGTTGACGGAACTCTCCGGCGTCTCACCCCAGACACGAACGATCAGCATCGGGCAGACCTGACCAGCCTCAGCCCGGTTGCCTACGTGGGCCTGAAACCCCGTGGCGGGTTGTGTGACGTAGCCGTTGGCCGTCCAGTCGTCACGACGCCGGTTGACCGCTTCTGCATCCGACTCACTCAACGTGTAGCGAACGATCCGGCCGATACTCGGAACCTGACTCATCGTCCCACCTTCACTTCGACGCACGGCGCCAGCACGGCACAGTCCGTGCCCTCATCGCGGGTCGTGACCACGGACATGACCGGTCGGCCTTCACCGTCAGTCTGAACCATGTCCCGACCGATGTAGTCCTCCCGCTCCCGGGCCTCCACCTTGCAGGAGGTACCGGACAAAACCATGGGGGCGTTCAGGCCCTTCAGGCCCTGGCACGCATGGAACCACGCACCCTTCGGGGTCCGCGTGGTGACCTCAGTGTGATCACAGTTCGGGCACCCCCACTCCTGCACTGGAGACAACATCACCGGCATCCGGATCACCTTCCGATCGTCGAGGCGGGGACAGGATTTGAACCTGCGTCTCCGGGTTATGAGCCCGGCATGGGGACCGCTCCACCACCCCGCTAGGCCCGGAACGCGTGACCCGACCAGGGAGTCCGCAAGCACGCGTTCCGGGGGTAGAAGGGTTACAGAATCTCGTCGTCCTTCGACGACTTGTTCGCCGGGGCGTGCCCCATCTTGTTCGCCGGCCGTGCCCCCGACTTCGGGGGCTTGTCCGGTTCCGGGGCGGGGTCGGGCGTCGAGGCCGGATCCGGTTCCGGATCCGGATCGGCCAAACCCCACTTGCGTGCCTGCGCATCGGTCAAGTCATCGCCGGGCGCGAACGCGAGGAACGCCGCTTCAGGACTGCCCGCATCGACCAGCTCCGACTTGTCGGCGTTGAAAAACTTCCGGTCCTTCACCTTGTAGGTCATCAGAGGGTGTCGATCCTCACCCAGACCGCGGCCTGACGTTCGTACAGGAACCCGGTGAGAACATTCTCAGCGAGCTGGCCGTTGGCGGCGGTAACGCCGATAGTGCCGTCGGTCGGCACCCCATTCGTCTTGTAAACGACGTTCTTCAAACCAGGGTTCGCGGCGGCCCCCGAAGGGATCACCAGACCGCCTGAGATGACTGCCATGATTTTCTCCTCTACCGGCCGACGACGGCCGTCAGATAGACCTTCGATTTGGTGGCATCGCCCACAGTCTGCGCCGTGCTCCACCGTAGGTAGGGACTGAGGACACTGAACTCTGTTCCGGACACGGGTGCCCCGTAAACGAAGTCCGCGTCCACGGTCACCCCATCCCATGACCCTTGGATTGAGTGGGTCGATGTGCCGCCCGTGAACGCGAACCAGGGCATCACGCGAGCGATACCCCGGACGTCGAGCCAACCGCTCAGCAGTGGCGACGCTGCGACCGTGATCACAGGGCCGTTGTAGACGTACAGGCCGACACCAGAAATAGGCACGTCAGTCTGCCTCGCAGATCTCTAGCGCGGTATCGACGGCGCCGCAGATGGCCCAGACTGTGAGGACAGTCGACTGTGATCCGCCGCTGACGTTCGCGGCAACCGCACGCCAACCGGTTTCGTCATCGACCGGGTACGAACCGGCGATCACGAATTGCCATGCGTTGCCGGGCGGCCTGGTCAGGCTGGCGCCGCCACCGATGACCTTCTTGCCCTCGGGGGCGGCGACCGTCAGCACAGCGTCGAACTGCTGATTGGTCACCGTGAGAGTATCGGTGACGACTTCGTAACCTGTGATGACCGGCATGGCTAAGTCCTAACTGAAATCCTCATCGGTGACAGCCTGCGCAGGTGACGACGTAATCGCCACCTGCGCAGAGAAAAATGCGCTCACAGGCCGGTTACCAGGCAGAACGCGGTTGGGCGGTACACCACGAACGCGACCCGCATATCCGCACGGACGGCCTGCTGGCCACGGATGAAGTAATCGCTGTGCGAGTTGGAGATCTGGACGTCCATGCCCTTCCGGACGGCGAGCTCGCTGAAGTTCGCGAAGTCGCCGGTGATCGCGGTGCCGAGAGTCGCGGCCTGGGCGCGGACGACCTGCAACCCCCAGATCCGCTCCGGGCCGACATCGGAGGGGTTGCCCCAGATGTACAGACCGTCGGCGGTGCGCAGCAGGCGCACACCCTGCCAGTCGGTGGGGTTCATGATGACGACGTTCGCGACGGCCTGGCCAATGGTTTCGACCTTGACCACGGCCTTGTAGATCGCATCCGGCACCGGGTCGGCGGCCTTGGCCTGTGTCTGCACACCCACGACGTTCATCACTCCCCGAAGGTTCGGGGGGGTGCCGTTGCCGGAGATGATCTGAAGATCCAGGCGCTGCCGGATCATGAACGGGAGCCGGTTGTCGATTACCCCACGCATCCGCGGGACGTCCTCCAGCTGCTCATCCGTGACGGGAAGATAGACCGGGATCTTCCGGACTGCGCTGGTCTGCTCCGTGTACGCCAGCGCCGCTTCGAGGTACAGCGCACCTTCCGCCGTTTCCACAGCGGGGTTGGTGAAGGTCGTCTCTTCCATGTACTGCACAGCGGACTGCGTAGTGGTCGTCTGTGGGATGACGTCGGCGACCTGGATCGGGCGGGTCGCGAACTCCACGAGGCGGTCGTTCCGCAGAACCTCCGGGGCGAAACCAGCGGCGGTTGTCATAACGGTCTTCAGGTCGATGTCAATGTTGACCTCAGGGCCAACATTTCCGGTGCGACCGGTGAACGCCTTCGACTCCACGAACAACTGCCCGAACGACTTCCGGTTGCGCGACGGCAGTCCACCGTCGGCGTAGCCCTCGCCTTCGGCTGATCCGTCGTCGAGGTTCCGGTCCTCAGACGACTTCGCCCGGTCCGCGGCCTTCTGGACTGCCAGGAGGTTCGCGTACTCCTTCGATGCCTCGGTGATCTCCTCGTTCTTCTCCCGGATCCACGCAGCCTTGTCGTGGGTGGTGCCCTTCACGGACTTGACCTTCGCCAGGTCCATGGTCTCACCGGCCTCAGCGAACACGTCGCCGAGTTCCTTACGCTTGGCCGCGAGCTTCGCGGTGGCCTCTTCGAGCGCGGGAAACGTCATGGCGTTGCCTCTCCTGATACATCGGTGTGGAGCAGGTGGATGAACCGCGCGTATTCGCGGTCCGCGTCCTCCTGCGGTGAATCCAGCAGAGACCGCAACGCCTTCATGTCGTCGTACACCCATTCCAGGACGTCGACGGTGGCGGGGCTGATGGCCTTGCCTCGGGAACGCCGGAGAGCCATGACTTCCGACGTGCGACCGATCAGGTTCTCAACCGCTGCGAGGACGTGCGCGGCCTCTTCGTGGAACTTCAGTTCCCCACCCGGGGTGGCCTTCAGATCAGGGACGTCACGATCCCCATCATCAAGGTGACTGGCCAGGTGAGCGTGAACGGCGGTCCGTTCCGCAGGCGTCATGCCCGCGCCCTTCGCGCCGTTCAGTTCGGCGATGCCGGCGAGGCAAGCCCGCAGGTTCGCTTCACCGCCTAGACCGGTGTGGTGGAGGAACCCGTACGACTTGAGGTCGCTCGGGTTCCCTTCCGCGTTCACGAACGCGTGCACCGATCGTAGATCATCGATGGACATACCAGCGGGAAGCAACCCCTGTGCGGCTTTCAGATCCCACCGACGGGCGATGGTCTTGCTGTCGTGCGGGCGGATCGCCGCGAGATAGGTTGCCGGGACAGTCACGACTGTCTCCTTTCGCTGTTTCATGTCGAGAGTACGGGTATTGATGCCCGCGCCGATCAAGACGGGACTGACCTCATGGACCTTGAGGGATTTGAGGAACTGGACCTCTTCGCCCTCGAACGTGCCCCGGTCGGCTTCGAGGACGTCGTACCCGTACGAGTACTCGGTTTGGCCGAGGGCTTTCAGGGTCCGCCACGTATCCAGGCCCGCCGTGGTGTCGAGGAAGAATTTTCCCTCAAGGATCGCCTCGGTATCGGTGGTGCGGATCTTTCCCTTCCCCACCGGGAGGGCACCGCCCCACACACCATGCTGGTAGGCCGAGATAACGACGTCGGCGCCGTTGGTGAACGCACCGGGGATCGTGACGTCCCTGTCGTGGTCGATGACATTGAACGTCGCGAACACCGCAGAAATCTCGCCCTTGTCCCCGGCCTTCACGTGCACCGGGCCGGCAGTGGTCTTCCGCTCCATGTCAGGCACCTTCCTCTATCGCAGCGGGTAGTGCGGGAGGCCCGGCATGCGCGGCGCCGGGCGGCTGCAGCTGAACCGACAGCATCCCGGAGTGCACGAGTCGGGACACGTCAGATGTCGCCATGAACGCCTTGATTGATTCGGCTTCCCACCCGCCGTTGCCGAGCGCGACGATCGTCGCCGCGTCCTGGGATCGGATCGCGGCCTGCTGGTCGGAGTCTTCCCGCAGGAACGGGATGTCCCGGCCGTCGGTGGCGAGCTCGCTGCCGTCCGCCGGGGGGGTGAGGAGAACCTCCAGCGAGGGCGCGACCTTTTTCCACAGGTCCTGAATGGTCCCGTCGACGAACAGTCTCTTCGCGGCCCGGAAGTTCCCCTCGTTCAGGCTGCTGCCGGCCAGGCCCTCACTGATCCCGAGGATCACCGCGGGCACCCCGGACGCGACGGCCATCCGTGTCTCGCCGCTGCCCGTCGTCGCCTTGTAGTCGAGGGCCCGCAGGTCAACGGTCAGGGGGGTGACATCGGCGCCGCCGCCCATGAACAGGGTGCCGTACGCGTTCTCCGCGCCGCCGTGCATGTCGTCGAACTTCTTCTTGTACAGGTCGAGGTCTTTCGGGGGGACCTCCTTATCGAACCGGACCATCAGCGACGGCGACGCGCCCTTCTGGAAGAACCGCATCTTGTGCGTCGCTGCGGCCTCGTCGGCGAGGACATCAGTGATGATCGGAGTCAGCCACGACATCCCCAGGAAACGCGCGGTCGGGTCCGGTTTCGGGGAGTAATGGCAGACTTCCTCCGGCATCAGGATCAACGGTTCCCTGACGACACGAGTTGACCCCCAACCACTGTCCGGGCGCGGCAGAAACGAATACGCGAGGATCCTCGCGTCCAGGGCGTACGGGTCATCGGAGGGGCCACCGATGATCAGGGTCACCCAGTCCGGACGCATCCGGGCCATCCGCCGGGTCGGCCCACGAGCGGCTTTCCCGTAATGACCATCGTTGTCAACGGTCGTCCAATACGAGTTACCCGCACACGACCCATCGACCTCCAGGCGGGCCAGGAGTTCCCCGGTTGTCCCGTTCGGCCACGGCCGCTCCAGCAACCCCAGCTCGCTCGTCCCGAACATGTCCTGTGGGCGCCCGAGCCTCCACCGCTGCCACTGGAACCGGGCCTGACTGAAGACCTGCTGGCGGCGGTCGATCGCGGAGAACACCACCCCGTTTTTCTTGTACAACTGTTCGCAATAGGCGACGAACGAGTAGTCCAGGGTTTCCTTGTCAGGAGTGGTGTAAACGGTTGGCCAGGTGGACGCCAACTGGTCCTCAGCCCAGAACGGTGCCTGCGACCACGACTTAGACGCGCCCGGGCGGCGACCGGAAGGAGACTGCCGCTGACGGATCCGGTCGAGGACACTCACGGGTTGATCCTCTCGCTATTCCGCCAGGACATGCCTGCATCGTCCCAGCCCACAGCGATCGCGGCGAACATCCACCGGCAACAGAAACCGATCGGGATCAGAACCGAACCCACCAACCAGCCCACCGAATACAGGGCGAGCGCGAAGGCATCGACCGGAACCAACCAGAGTTGACGTTTCCTGGCAGCACCACGCGGCCGGTCGTCGTCGGTCGTCGGGGGCCGGGGGACAGAATCAAGCGCGGCCACTAGGCACCCACCTCTAAGAGTTACCAAACCACGGGACCATCGGACGCGGAATGGTCCGCAATCCCCATAACACCTCAGCCGCGGCGACCAGCGGGGCGATACCTATCTCGCCGCGCCGGTCGAACGCCCACCGGTCGCCCAACGTCCGGGTTGTCGACCCTTCCAGCGCGTTCGCTATGAGATCCACACCATCAAGGTTCTCACCCGGATACCGCCACCCCTTCGCGGTCGTCAGGTCCTGCAGGTGAGCGCACGCGTTACCCATCCCGGTCGCAGTGACGGGGGTGACCTTTACCGGGTTCCATGACCAGATATCGAACCCCATGGCCTCCATCTCGTCCGTGAACTCCAACGCCTCCATGGTGGGGATCACCGCGCCGGCCGGGCCCGAGTCATTGACGACCCACGCGGCCGGATCCCACCGGGCGTGCAACCTCTTGACCCGCCCCGGATCAGCCTCGGTCCCATCCGGGTTCAGCGTCGGGAACAACCAGGCCACCCCCTGGCGGTAGTCGATGACCTTCGCATGGAACAGGCCGTCCTCGCGGTACCCACCCGCGACGATAGCGGCGGCCGATCGGTCCATCTCGATGTCCAGGGCGAACAACGGGCGCCCGACCAGCCGGGATCCGGGATCAACGCAGTCGGCGAGCGCATCCAGTTCGATCTTCAGAGGAACCATCGAGCGGACCCGCTCACACAGGACCTCCGTCCGGTACTTCACTAGCTGCTCACCCCCGGCGGCCTTCGCCCGGCGGCCCTTGGCGATCAGATTGTCCAAGTCCAGGCGGCGGCCAAGGTTCGGGTTCGCCCACGCAATCTGCACCGGGTCCACCGGGTCACACCCTGGTTCGCACGTCCACCCGAAATACCCGAGCCGTTCATCGCCGACGCCCGTCTTGACGAAGCTCAGAGCCTGATCCTGAAACGAATTCAGCACCACTGACCGGTCATCACCAGCGTTGGAGATCATCCACGCCTGGAAGTCGCGGACCGCGTTGCCCGCGTTCTCCGCTGCCTCATGCGCCGACCAATCCCGGTGCTGGCGCAACTCGTCCTCGACAAGCCGAGCCACCGTCAACGACCGGCCACCCTCCACATTCGCAGCAGCGATCTTGTACCGGGACGACTCGATGACCTCCCCCGTGTCATCGTCCACCCGGTCAAGGGTCGGTAACTCCTGCTCACCATTCGCCGTCCGGATCCGGCCCGTCCGCGAAAACAATGCCGGAGTCCGCTCCACCAGCTTCTTCGCTTTCAGCCACGACTCACGCGAATAATCCAGTTTCGTGGACGTCCCCAGCACCAGGCCAACCTCGGCCATATACAGCCACCACAGGCTCAGCAAAACCAGCAATTCAGTTTTGCCGTTCTGCCTGGCCACCAACACCAACAACTGCCGGAACCGCGGGCGACCGTCCGGGAGCAACTCCAGCCCGTGAATCGCGAGCCACCGCTGCCACGGATCCAACGGGCGATTGATCCACTCCACACAAAAATCCGCGAACGCGAACCCCTTCGACGTGAGATCAGACAGAGCACACCCGCACCCGCACTCCCCCGGCTCACCGGTCACCAGAGGGCGAGTGAACTCCCGGGGGACAGTCGACCCCAGGATCGGGTCAGGACTTGGCGCGAGCACGAGCCTGAGCGAACTTCGAGGCAGCAGCATCCGCCGAACCAGCGGGAACAGCCAACGACTGACGACCGGCAGGATTCAACCCCAACGCAGACAACATCGCTGTGACCTGCGCATCCACTGCCCGCAACGCAGCCCGATCCTTCACATCCGGATCCGGGCCCATCACCCGCTCCCGCAGGACCTGGCGCTCATCCACCGACTCACACAACAACGCCACATGCTCAAAATCCAAGCCCCGCTCAATCCACGGCGCCGGCCCAGCCCACAACCGGGCCCACATCGCCGACCCCTCCTCCCCCAATGGACGCGGAGGGTCCGGGACCGGACCCCGGATCGGCGACACGCTCACGCCGTCACGCAACACCTTCTGGGTGCTCGTCGAACCACTTCGCCTCAGCGTCGGTGAGCAGTCGATGGTTGCCCTCGAAGCAGCCCGCGTTGCAGTTCGGCTCGTGCACTGCCGCTATTTCTACCGTGGGCGGATTCATTTCATGTGCTCCACACTCGGCGTGCCGAGGGGCGCCGCGGTTTCCACCGCCAGAGCAGCCGCACGCCACGCCCGGAGGATCGGAACAGACTGATCAGCCCACGCCGGGAGCGACGCACCCGTTACCGCCGACTTACCACCCGTTGAATCGCAGTACGCCTCGTAAGCGACCTGCCCTAGCTCTTTCATCACGATGCCTCCCTGGCTCCCTGGTCAGTAGACGACTATTACACCCCGCCGCAGCACCACAACCGCAGCACAGTAACCACCCAACCACACCCCGTGATCAACGGTCACGCACCGTGGAGAGAGAGACACGCGAGGAAG